ATGCAGACCATTCAATCTCTCTAATTAATTCAATCTCAAGCGCTTCTGCAATTGCTTGCAAAGTTTCTTGGTCTTCTGAATCAGCATATGCCTCTGAAATAATATCTTTAACTAAGCCAATCTTATTCTGTAAAGATGAGACTGCCTTAGAATTTGTGCGACCATTATGCAGTTCGTATTCAATGTTGCGAACTTTATCTGTAGCATATTCAGCATCCGAATAACCACGGATTACTTTGTATGTAACTAATTGGTCAGGGTTGTACTTCTCTGCATCTGATAGAGGCAGGTTTTCTACTGTCATTCCGTCCATATTGCTTCCTTCTTTCGTTTGGTTTAAGGATGTAATTGTAGCATGCTCCACTGACACTAATGTGGTCTTACGGCCACACGGGCATGTGAGTTCTGTCACACCTGATGGAAAGCCAAATCCATCAGATGATGTTAATTGGATTAAACAATCACACTCATCTGGGTCACAGACAAATGTGTACACGCTTGATACTAGTTCGTTGGTCATGTACAGAATTATACAGGACCCCACTGACATTTACAATAGATTCCAGGGAATTTAAATGTGAGTCGTAACACACTTTTTGCCCCCTTAGCTTTGAGGGCGCTTGGCGATCCATAACGGACTTGAACCGTCGGCCTCTACCGTGACAGGGTAGCGCTCTAACCAACTGAGCTAATGGACCAAGAAAAAATGTGAGCAGTTTTAAATCTTGCTCAGGATTATTTTTATTTAGAAAGCAGAAATCAATTTCTTGATTTTGTTTTTCTCAGCGGTTAGCACTGGGTCAAATCCTGATGCGCCAGCCATAAGCGTTTCAGAATTTCCACGACCTGAGCGATAGTAATCAAGGCGTTCGGTGAGAGCATTAAACGCACCCCATTTAGTTCCCTTGATGTTAGCATTAGTTGGTGAGTTATGGTAAAGGTCATCAAGTAGCACGACCTTATTCTCCCATTTAGTTAGCGCAACTTTAGCAGCATCATCAGCAGGCTTTGGATAAATTGTGTGAATTAACTTTGAGAATTCAGCATCAGTAATTGACTGAGAATAAAGTGCTTGCGCTTCCTTCTCGAATTCATCAAAGTAACCAAGAGCAAGCCCAAGAGTTTCACGAGCAACTTGAATGCGACCTTCAACAGATTGCGTATGACGAATCTTGAAAGATTGCTTAGCGTTACGCATGGCAAGATTCAATGTGTTTTGGCATACAACACGAACAGGAGTAACAGCAGCCTGAACAGCAACTGACCCGTCATGTGATGTCCATACAATTAAATAGAGTTTAGTTTCATCGTTGGCACCTTGTGGGTCAAGAACCATTGTGCGAGGAATATCAACAGTGCCGAATACAACTTTGCCCTTTTTCAATGAGCCAGCAGATTCCCAACGGCAGTCAGCGTTCGCATCATGAATAGCATCAGCGAATGCGAATAATTCTTCATTCTGTACAGGCTTGTAACGCTTGCCAACAGTGGCAAGAACATCAGTTCCCTTATTGAATGGATTGTCACGAATGACAAGAGATGCGGTAGAGACATCATTCCAAGATTCTGGAATGTGCTCAGTGATTGGAGATAGACGAACATTCCAATTTGCCAACTTTGCTTCTTCAAGCATTAGGGCGGTAGTAACTTCTTCATCTTTTGTGAAGATGCGATTTGCTAGGTTGTGCCAAGCAGGTGCGCCACGGAGAGCGAAAGCAACTTCGCCGTTTTCCATTTCTAGATTGTGAGCCATATATTTTTTACCTTTCGTTTGATTAGTCATAAGTATAACAGGTGCCACTGACATTGTCTAGGATTAGATACAATATGTCCGAATTGATCCATGTGATTAATCTCACAAAATTCCAGGGATATCCACAGGCAGTCGTAACCCTGTGGATAACCCCTTACCTTTACGGGCCAGCTGCAGGATATGCAGCTAGTGTTAGATCTTTACAGACCTAACTCATCCCTGGTTAATTGATTCTTTCGATTGAAGTTAATAACTTCGGCGGGAAGATAAAGAGCAGTTGTCTTAGTCTTCTTCAATGTATCATACACATAAGCACGAACATCACCAAAAAAGTTACGGCGATTAGAGAATGCTAATTCAGTTAAGTATTCCTTATCAACGCCTTGCTCTGAATAAATTGTTACATCATTTAACTTGTTCTCATCATAGATTTCTACTCTGAAACGATTTTTCATTTTGTTGCCTTTGTTAGTAGTTGTCCCAAAAGGGAGAGCAGTTTGGCGACATACTCAGGTCGTTGGATTATTTACAGATAACGAGCAACCGCATTGTAAGTGCTGGTATTAACAACTTCCTCATCTGTCATTTTAAGAATACGAATTGCGTTTTCCATTTCCTCTTTCATCTCATTGTATGAGTGGCGGTGGATTACTTCGTAGTCCTTCTCAGGTTCAGCAGGGAAGTTTCCTTCCTTTGTGATGATGTCAAAATCAACATTGAGAGTGTTGTTCCAGTTGCGATAGTTTGTGCGTAGGTTTTCAGCCTTTGAGAAGTTAGCAATAGCCCACTTTCCAATTTCCTTTTTCCACGCTTCTACCTGCTTGTTATACTTTGCTTCGTTTGCTTCTTGTGATGCGAAGTCTTTATTTAGTTGTGCCAACTTTGTTTCCAAAGCCTTGATTACTCGCTGAGTTGGGATTTTCACCGAGATTGCTTTTCCTCTAGCCATTTGTTTCCTTCTTTCGTTGTGGGTTGGGTTGATGAAGTAATTATAGCAGGGAGGTCTGACATTTCTGCGACCCCCCTGCCTTTAGATTATACGCCTAGTAGTGTTTGAGCGGATACGGAAGTCCAACGAGTTTCCTTGTTTGGCATTTCCAATAGCACACGCACCGAGCCAGATGTTTGTGGGTGGATTTCTTTAATCACACCTGTTTTCTTTGACTTAAGGGTAGTGAATAAATCGCCTACCTGATACAACTTGTCGTTGATTGTCATTTATTGCCTCTTTTCTTTGTTAGGTTGGTAATTATAGCATTGGGGTCTGACATTAGTCTAGCCCTATCTCATTATTTGAGAAAGTTATTGTGTGACCTTAGTCACTTTCAGGTAGCCAAGCGTCTAAGTGGTGCTGTTCGATAATAGCCCACGCTGGCGCATGAGAGTCACCCTTATAAGATACGCCTTCAGGCATTTCGATCAACTTATTATAATCCTCATCATAGTAAGCATCAATAGCCTCGATACAAGGCTGTACCATAGAAAGTGGGACGGGCGGGTAATGATTACCCTGTAAGTGATAACCTAGTGCTACCTCTAAATCTAATTCAGTTAAATCTAATGCTGTATTGTATCCCATTATTCTGCCACCTTAAGAATTGCGTATGAGCCATTAGCATTTATCTCATCAAGAATTGGTTGTAGTCGGCTACCGACTAAATCTTTTAGCATTGACTCTAGCATAAAGATACGAGTATCCTCATCAAGCATTTCTATTTGCTTAGTTACTGGATGGCCGTCCTTAAACTCTGTTACGAACTTCAGGTTGTGTTCTATTCTCATTTGTTGCCTTTCGTTGTTGGTATAAGAGTATTATAGCCTATGCCACTGACAAATTGCTCAACACGCCCAAGCTTTATCTAATTTATTTTGTGATTAATCTCACAAATTCCAGGGGGTTGTGGATAACGCCCGTAACCCTGTGGATAACCCCGCAGCTTTACGGGCGGGCAGCGTCATTGATCAAATTTATTTTTATGTTTTATTTTTCTAAAATATTTTTTCTTATTGCGTACAGGTTGCGCCGCATTACTGCGACGCAATTCCTGTATGCGTTTAACTTTATCTCGAAGTGAATTTTGTGACATGGTATCCACACGCTTTATGAAATCGGTTTACATCAAATCGCTCATTATCTTTTGCGAACATAACTGCGAAATCATTTACAATTTTAGAAAATAAAGCAGGGTGCGCCTTATCACTAGCAAAGTTTAAAATTTCTGCTACTGCGACATAATCTTTTCTTGTCATCATTTTGTTACGACCTTTCGACCTTCACGATAAAATGTTTTTGTGTACATCTTGCCAGTTGGCGTCATTAAATTTACAGTTGAGTATTCGTTAGCAAATCCCCAATCGGTAAATGAAAGAAATGCGGTGAACGCTTCTAAAGCGTCATCATAGTTTTTATTCCAATGGATAGGCTTGCTATCGTAGGAAATTGTTATTTGGTACATTAGTCATTTTCCCCGTTCTTAAATAAAGAGCCATCTTGACAATCGCAAGGCTCGCAATCAAAATCATTATCATCACCAAAAAAGATTACGCCATGACCTAAGCAATCTTGGCAATCTATTGTTAATACTGAGTTAATCATTAGTGTTGTTCCTCGCAATCTTTGTCATAGTCAAATCCGCAAAAGTAGCAACCCATAAATTCTAGGTGTTCGATACAGTAATACTTAAATTGACTTTCATCACAACAAAAATGTTGCTCGTCTGCGATTTCATAGAAATCGGTTTTGTCGATTATGTTTAACATAGTTTTCCTTTCGTTTGTTTATTCTGTAATTATAGCGGATAGCACTGACAAATTAGTCAGATACCCTAACCGCAATGGTTGCCCAAAAGTTTTTGATCCCACGGGTTGGGCGAACCTCGATAGCGTAAGCCTCTAGGTTTTCTCCGTACCAAATTGCGTCACGCTTTGTTGCGTATACGATAGTTCCCTCGTCATGGCGAGAGTGTGAGCGATAGTGTTTTCCCTCTAAGAGGCTTTCGATAGTGTATGCTTTTGCTGACATGAGTTGTCACCTTTCGTTTGTTGATACTGGCAATTATAGCCTATGCCACTGACATTTTCACATTACTGGCGAGTAATTCCACATTTTGAGACGCTCAAGTCGTGTGATAAAAATCACAAAATCTCGGGCGTGTCGCAAATTCCAGGGGTTGTGGATAACCCCCGTAACCCTGTGGATAACCCCGCTCTTTTGCGGGCGCATCAACTTTTGTCAAGTCGACACGCCGCTGTTTATTCGAAATCTTTAAAAATTTCTTCAAGCTTTAGAATTTGCTCATCTGTTAAATGATCAATTTCAATTGCTTTTTCAAATCCAAAAAAATCCATTATTCGTTTTCCATTTCTGCTAAATAATCTTCATGTTCAATTAGTCCGATTGAAAAAGCGATTGGGTCGCAACATTCCAAAATTTCGGCGGGAGTAAAAGTAGAGTAACCAATTTTTACAGTAGGGTAAACATCATTTAGTAAATCAATAAAGCTTTCTTTAATTTCTAAATCTTTTTCGAAATCTGATTTCATTCGCTTAACTCCAATTCGGTATAATCAACAACAATAAAATCAAGTCGCTCTAATGGAACAACCTTTAACCATGATAAGGCAGACTCAAAATCATCTGCCTCAACAGTAACGGATAAATCAAAATTAAATACAGCCATTTAGTTAGTTTCCTTATCTTTTAGTATGTTTAGAATAATCTCTAATTGCTTAGTGCTTAGTAACGCTTGAGCGCAACCCCACTTAAAGGCTAAATCCATTTCGCCATAGTGCTTTTTAGCAAGAGTTGTTATTTCTTGCGTTACCTCAAAATTAGTTTTCATTTAGTTAAACTCCAATCGGAATAAAATGGTAAGCGGTCATAGTCATCATAGAAATAGACTCTATCTATGTTCTGCTCGCATGTTTCGCAGAAAGTGTATTCGACATCTACACCCATGCCATAGGTAGTAGATACGCTCTCCATGTGTGGAGTGTGTGTATGTGTATTTGTTAGTGTAGTCATAGTGACCACCTTTCTTTTTCGTTATGGTAGTATTTTACCACGGGGGTCTGACATTTATCTACCTACTAGCCAGTAATTCCAAATAATGAGACGCTCAGCCTATGTGATAGTAATCACAAAATCTCGGGCGTGTCGCAAAACCTGGGGGTTGTGGATAACCCCCGTAACCCTGTGGATAACTCCCGCAAGTACTTGCGGGCCAGCTTGACAATGTCAAGCCGACACGCCGTTAGGCTAGTGTGAGTTAGCCCACTCTCGGTAATCCGCTACGATCTCACGCCATACAAGGCGGAGCATAATTAGGGCGGGAATACCAATACCTAATTGGACTAGTGTAGTAAGTAGTCTATTCATTACTCTCCCCATGTATCATTAGTATTAGTAGGCAAGCAATTGCCTAGTGTTCGATTATTCTTTACTCTTTTATAAATCTTATAACCGATAAAAACAACGGAGGACAAGATAAGGAAAGCCCATGATAGGGATAAGTAAATAAAATCACCCATGTCAAGCATAAAGCCGTATTCATTTAGTTCGATAGTCATTACTTATTTACCTCTACTTCTCTAATGTTGTAAGTGAAACCCTTACCTAGTTTATTTAGTTCGTTCATTACTGTTAGCAATTCATCTGCGCTAGTAGCCTTGTTATTAACGCTTAGTAGTTGGCTACCTTGCCAAAGTGTGTAAGTGATTATCATTAGTAAGTATCCTCTACGCCTAGTTCATAGGACTTGTTTAGTAGTGTTAGTAGTTCAGGTGTTACAGTAAATCCGTTAGCCTTAGCCATGTCGGCTAGTGTATCCATTGGGTACATCATTATTAGTTCTCCCATGTTAGTTGGTAAAGTTTTGCTAGTGCCTCATCATCTGAGTCATCAAATTCATCTAGTGGAGGTTGTTCCTCATCTACCTCATCAAGGTATGCGTATGCGTCTGCGACATCTGATTGGATAGTATCCCATTTAGATACGCTATTAGTTTCGTATGAGTATGCGTATGACATTATTTATTCATCTCCTTAGCGATTGTATCGGACTTACGCAAAGCCTCTAGGGCTATTGCTAGGGAGGCAAGGCGTTGCGCCTCTACCATTTGCTTGTATTCATCTAGTGTCATTTATTCTGACCTTTCGTTGTTGTTATTCTGTAATTGTAGCATGGGGGTCTGACAAATTGGGGAGGTTGGGCTAGCGTGTCGCTGTGAGGTGTGTCACATGCCTCTCTTGAGGCGAATAGCCTCGACCTGTGCTAATTGCTCAGGTGTAGCGTTGCGGAAAGCCTGTACGCTCTCTCTAATCCAAGGTGACTTAGCCATAGCCTTTTCGTGAGCGATAGCGTTTCGCTCTTGTTGTTCTTTTCTAATTCGTTCTAGTGTATTCATTAGATGATTACCTTTCGTTTGTTTGTTATACCTTAAGCATAGCATGGGGGTCTGACAAATGTCTAATCCAAAATGCGTATAATTCGGACATTGTGAGATGTATCACAAAAAAATCGTGTGAGATGAGTCACAAATGACCATTCATTATGGGCGCACTATCCGAAATGTCCGTTTTGCCTAAATTGTGTATCATACATGTAAAAAATATATTAACATTTTCTTAAATCTGAAAAAGCAGTCAACTAGAATAAATGGCGGGGAATATGGTAAGATACTACTTGATCAACATAGCTGTTATATAAGCTATTGACTTTGGTAAAAGTAAAATGCTACACTTAGTTTGCTTTGTGGGGGGCTTACCCTGAAACTCAATATGTACCAGATAACATCTGTGGATATATGTTCCAGGAATTGCTTTCTCTATCTTTCCAAAAAGAAAAAATTTGGGGGGTAGGGGGGCTTTCCTAAAATCTAATATACCCAGATAAAAAGTTAAAAAAGATAAAGAATATAAGACAAATAGGTGATAAGTATGTGTAGAGAATGTGGAAACTGTTCAAGACAACATACTAGAACGATAGATGATTCTATGGATGAAGTCCTAGATTCAATTTTTAAAAAAACGGGGGTAGAACAGTGAAACTTCTTTTGGCTATAGCCATAGTAACTGTAATGACTTTTACCCTTGGTATCATATATCAGATAATAGGCTAATATAAGGGCCTATAGCTTAACCTGGTTAAAGCAATTGTCTTATATGCAATCGACTTTGGGTTCAAATCCCAATAGGCCTACTTGGAGGAAATATGGATAATGTAAGAGTGCCAGATGAATGGCCAAAAACTAAGAAGGCTAAATTCCTTCTTGTATGCTTTGGCGTTATAGTACTATTTCTTTTTTTTAATTTATAGATCTACTTGGTTTCACGTGAAACATGGAGTATAATATTACTATGCTAGCCTATGATGTTCCTCTTTCCGCCCTCCTTTTTATCGTATATGCTGGTGTACCAGCAGAAAATAATATAGGGCCTACTGAGGAGCAATTGGACGAGTATATAGCGATGTTAAAAAGAATTCAGGACTATGGTCTCTAATTTTCGGCTCACTTTTCGCCGCACTTTTTAGGACATTGAATCTGTAGAATATGTAGGGTATAATATACTTATTCTTAAAAATTAAAGGAGATACACGATGAGATTTTTTAGTACAATTGACTCTGAAAGAGTAAACGCAATCTGGAACAAGTTCGATCTTTTTCTAGTTAAAGAATTCAAAGAAGCAAACCCATCTTTATCAGACGAAGAAATCTTGGAAGCAACAAAAGATGGCAAGCTAACAATTAAATACCAAGAAGATCAAAACTACGATGTATTGGTTTATGAAACAGCAAATCTAAAGCTAGAAGAGTCTGAAGAGTATCTAGTAACAAACTTCGGCACAGAGTCTGACATAGCAGATCTTGAATCTTGGAAGGCTGCAAATTAATGGGAATCCTTGATGACGTAACCCATGCTGAAGAGCAACCAGTAATTACTCTTCCTGCAAGCTCACAAAAAAAATTTATTTCTTTTGAAATTACAGACGAAGAAGTTCTTGAAATTAAAAATTGGCTAAATTCTGCTACAGATGAGGAAAAAGAAACAATTGAGCATTCTAATATAACTAGAATTAATTACTCTCATCCAAGACTTCCAGTAAGACCTACTTTAACTGAAATAAGAGAAAAGTTTGTAGAGTTGTCTGATTTAAAAAGCCTACTCAGCATAAAAAATTATTACACAATGGCTTACTCTAACGCCGAGCCTTTTGAACATACTCATACAATGTCTGTAGAGCTAGATCCAGATGCAATATTTGTAAAAGCTTATATTGTATTAGATGGTAGCTTAAAAATAAATGGAATTTCTTCTAAAGTGTTTGCACCAAAAGAAATTGTGTTTTTTGTATCAGATTCTGAAAATGAAAACATCATGAGTTCAGGAGAAGAAGATTCTCTTATTTTGGGACTCACTTTAGCATAACAAAGATTAATTTTTGTAAAAGTTAGGTATTTTTATAAAAGCTGGAAGTACATATCTTGTAGGTCCTTCTGTTACAAATCTTACTCCATGCTCCCATTCTGGATCCCCACCAAATAGTAAAAGATCTCCAGGTTCTGGTTTCATTTCAAATCCTTTTTTAGCCCAAAAAATTTCACCACCGTTATAATCATTATTTATGTATATAACTCCAGCGTGTTGTATGGATTCATCTGTATTTTGATCATGATGAGATACTAGCTGTACCCCATCATACATTCTCTGTATAAAATAAAATCCACTTAGTAAAAGCCCTTCTTTGGTTTTTTCAAGCACATCATTAAATCTTTTATCTATTCTTCTATGTATATCTGAGTTAATGAAGGATACGTTTTTATCATTCCAGTTTAATGTTACTTCGTATAAACCTTCTTTAACTAAATTTTCTATATCTTCCCTGCCAAATTTTTCTTTTGTAAAAACCTTTAGCTGGTCTGTATACCACTTATCCCATTGTTCTTCAGAGGTGTTATTTATTATACCCATGTATTCTTCAATGTCTTCTTTCGTTATAAAGTTTTTAACAACAAGCAATCCATCAATAGGAGTTTCTACGGTATATCCGCTTTCTTCAAATTCTTTTTTCATCCAAGTGGTCATAGTATTATTGTATCATTCCTTCCACATAATAGCTTGGCCAGTAGGTAGCTCAAGTATATTGTGATCTTCAAAAGCGTCTTTTACAGCTTTTCTAGATCCTTCTGTTTTGTAAGAACCGTAGTCATCACATATTAATACTCCGCCAGAAACTATTTTAGGCCAAAAATATTCTATTGATTCTTTTGTTGGCTCGTATAAATCTACATCTACATGTACAAATGAATACTGTTTTTCTTCAAGGTCTTTAAATACTTCTGGTATCCAGCCTTTTTTTAATTCTATATTTTTGTATCTAGATAGGTTATTTTTTGCCCACGCCATTTCAGATTTTAGTTTTACTGTTTTAAAGTATTCTGTATCAAACTCTCCTGGCTCAGAAACGCCTTCCCAAGAATCAATTCCTATAAAAGATTTGTTGCAAAACTCGGCGGTAAAGAACATTGTCATTCCAGCATAAACACCAGTCTCAGCAAAGTTTAAATTTGGATTGATTACAGATTGATGTTTTGCCAGCTGTCTTAATATAGATATTCTTCCGTACTGAGCATTGTCCATAGAATTCTGTATGTTACATATTAAATTAAAATCATTATGTAGTTTTACAAAATCTTGGTCTTCAGTCCATCTGCTTAAATATGAGTCCATTTTGCTCCTTAAACAAAAAACCCCAAAGGAGGCGGATCCTTTAGGGTCTTTGTTGCGTTATATCCGCATAGTGTAATTAATATCACACACTTATATTGTAGTATATTTTTTTTGACAAAGCAATACTATTTTACGAGTTCTTTTTCAAGAAGCACATCGTATACAGCAGTCAATGCATGATTAATAGAAGGAGTGCTTTGCTCAATAAACTTATCTACTTCAGCTTCTTCCATACCGCTTGCTAGAGCCATGCTCTTATTTGTTTCGCTAAAAACCTCAGTCATGAGGTTGATTATTTCTTCTCTATCCATTATTCTCCTCAGAAATAAATGCTGGGGAAGGTCCCAGCAAGAATCCTTCTTTATGATATTCTACCATTTTCTCTATTTCTTTTACATCCCCGCCTTGCTTGGCTATCAGGCATAATACGTCATATATTCTATGAAGCATTATATAATTTACCATAGGCAGATTGTCTTCTAGGTTGCTAGAATTAGTTTCAGTCATTTTTTACTTTTATGTCTTCAAGCACTTCGTCAATTGTATTTAGGCCGCGAACTTTAGCTAGCTCTAAATATGACTGAATAACATTTAATGCTTTTTCAGCAAGAAATGCTCTGGGTATGTGTGCACATGGAATATTAGAAGACATGTCTAGAACTAAGTCTTTGTTAAACTTGCTTTCTATTTGCATTTTCTATTTCTTTCACCATTTTGCTATAAAGGGCTATACCGATATAGCTTTTGTATTTACAAGAAACACAATAAATAAAAATTTTATCTTCGTTGTCTGTGTTAGAAAAGAGAAGGCCTTGATCTAATGGACAAGCCATTTCTGAAACAAGACCTTCTCTTGAAAGGCTCAGATATTCAGATACCAATTGTATCTTAATAGTAAATCCTTTCTAACTTCTAGATGGAAATTTGTTTAGCCACTCTTTTGTTCGAGGAGTTAAACCTTTCCATGACGACCAATCTTGACCGCCATTGGTCATATAATACGTTATCTCTGCGTTGATTGCTGGATCAAATAACGAATAGTTACTGTCCAGTTTGAACTTTTCTTTACGATTATCACCTAGGTTTCCCAACATGTTAATCTGAAAAATTCCATAAGAGCTGTCTCCAGTTTTTATGTTGCCGTTATAAGCCATTGGGCGTCCATTAGACTCCTTTTTAGCTACGGCCCACGCCATTTTAAGGGCGCTACCCTCAAAGCCTACAGCTTTGAGAAGTTCAACCAATTCTTTATCTGTTAAAGACTCAGATGGTTTCCACACAGTATTACTGAATTGCTTCAGCGTTTCCTTGTCAAGTTGTGCTTCGGTTTTTACATCTGGTTTTACAACCAGTGCAGATGCTGATTGAATCATTTCTGGTTGACCAGTAAATAAAAACAATACAGCTACTGCTATTGCAACATAGTGATGTAAAACATCGCTAAGTTTTTCTTTTATATTCTCCATAGGCATTTCCTCCAATAGAGATAACGAACTATAAGAATACCATTAAAAAGTTTAATCTGTCAACCTAGAGTTCATGTTATATTTGTTTTAGTTAACTAATAATAAAGCTGTTTTCTTTACTTTTAATTTAATGCTCTTCCCATGCGTAAAAAAGTTTGGTAGAATAGGACTCTACTTAAATTAAATTAGACCGCTAGGCGGAGAAACAGGTACTATAAATGTCAAATACTATTGCAAACCCTTACGAAAATTTTATTGCGTTATCGCGTTACGCTAGATGGATTCCAGAAGAGAACCGTCGTGAAACGTGGGGTGAAACAGTAGATAGATATTTTGACTATATGCTGAATCACCTAAAGCAAAACCACAATTATATTCCAACTGAAAAGCTTGTAGCGGAATTAAAAGACGGTGTATTCAAAAGAAATGTCATGCCCTCAATGCGCTCCGTAATGACTTCAGGAGCAGCACTAGAACGAGATAATGTTGCAGGATACAATTGTGCTTTTTTGCCAGTTGACTCACCACGTTCATTTGATGAAACAATGTATATCCTTATGTGTGGAACGGGTGTAGGGTTTTCTGTTGAATACAAGTACATTAATAAACTTCCTGCCGTCCCAGAATCTTTAGAGAAATCAACTACAGTTATTACTGTAGAAGATTCAAAGCAAGGGTGGGCAAAAGCATATCGTGAGTTGCTAGCCCTTCTTTGGTCGGGTCAGATTCCAGCAATAGATGTTTCTAGGGTTCGTCCTGCAGGCGCAAGACTTAAGACAATGGGCGGAAGATCATCTGGCCCGCAGCCATTGGTTAACTTGTTTGATTTTACAATTGCAAAATTTAAAAATGCCGCAGGAAGAACTCTTAAGCCAATTGAATGCCATGATATTATGTGCAAGATTGGTGAAGTAGTTGTTGTAGGAGGAGTTCGTCGCTCAGCAATGATTTCTCTTTCTAACATTAATGATATTGAAATGGCACAGGCTAAATCAGGAAACTGGTGGGAGCAAAGCCCTCAGAGAGCGTTGTCTAATAATTCTGTTGCATACTCACGCAAGCCAGATATGGAGCAATTTATTGCAGAATGGAAATCTCTATATGACTCAAAGTCGGGAGAACGAGGGATATACAATGTGGCCGCAGCTCAAACCCAAGCAGCCAAATATGGAAGAAGAGATCCAGATATACACTATGGCACTAACCCGTGTTCAGAAATTATTTTACGTCCTTATCAGTTTTGCAATCTTTCAGAAGTCGTATTACGTGAAGGTGATACAAAGAAAGATATTGAACGCAAGGTAGAGCTAGCTACAATCCTTGGCACATGGCAATCTACGCTTACTGATTTTAAATATCTTAGAAAAATCTGGAAAGATAATACAGAAGAAGAACGCTTGCTGGGAGTATCTTTAACAGGACAATTTGGAAATAAGTTTATGTCAGGAAAAGAAGATCTGGTTTCCCTCGAAGCCTTTTTAATGAATCTTCGTGAATCAGCAAGAGAAGCAAATAAAAAAGAAGCAGGAAAAATTGGAATTCCCGAGTCTGCAGCTATTACATGTGTAAAGCCATCTGGAACTGTTTCCCAATTAGTTGGAGTGTCTTCTGGCATGCATGCGTGGCACTCTCCATACTACATTAGAACTGTTCGTGGTTCTAAGGGGGATCCTATTTCTGTATTTCTTAAAGAAGTTGGAATTCCAGTAGAAGATGATGTAATGAAGCCAAATGAAACTTATGTTTTTTCTTTTCCAGTAAAGGCACCAGAAGGTGCAATTGTTAGAAATGATTTGACAGCTATTGAGCACCTTAATATTTGGTTGGTTTACCAACGTGCATGGTGTGAGCATAAGCCATCTATTACAGTTTCTGTAAAAGAAGATGAGTGGATGGAAGTTGGCGCCTGGGTGTACAAGCATTTTGATGAAGTGTCTGGAATTTCATTTCTACCACATTCAGATCACTCTTATAAGCAAGCTCCTTATCAAGAAGTAAGCAAGGAGGAGTACGAGGCCCTTGTTGCAAAGATGCCAAAGGAAATTCGCTGGGAAGATCTATCTTTTTATGAAACAGAAGATGGAACTTCAACAAATGCTACTCTTGCTTGCAGCTCTGACGGCAATTGTGAATTGGTAGATATTAGCGCATAGTGGTACAATAATAGAATTGGGCTAAAGCCCAAAATTCCTAGGCTACCCGCCTAGAAATAAGGAGGATCAAAAATGGCAAAAGCTAAAGAAGATCTTAATGGAGATGGAAAGGTTACAATGCAAGAGAAAATTCTAGCAGCACTAGCAAGTTATGGACGTCATTTTTTAGGAGCAGCAATTGCCCTATATATGACTGGCAACACTAGTCCAAGAGACCTACTATTGGGCGGATTTGCTGCCACAGCACCCGTAATTTTGAAAGCACTTAATCCAAACGAACCATCGTTCGGTTTCACAAACAAGTAAATATAGTCGATTAGAAATACTCCTGTGCTAAAATTAGTACAGGAGTATTCCTATTTAGGAGACTATGGCAAATGGCAGGACAAAAGAATTTCGAAGTAGATCAGAATGCAACATTTAGCTTTGTAGTAGAATATAAAGACGACAATGGTAATGCGATTGATCTCACTGGCGCATCTGCAAAAATGCAGGTTCGTGATGTAAAAGGTGGAACAAAGCTAGCAGTAACTTTAACATCTCCAAGCGGCGGTATAGTAATAAACGGCCCACTTGGAAAAGTAACTGTAACACTTACACCAACTCAAACAAATAAACTCTTTTACCCAAAGTCTGTATATGACATCATGGTCGTAGATTCTAATGCGAATAAAATAAAACTCCTTGAAGGGTTTATAACCCTAAATAGGTCGGTGACCATATAATGGTAGAATCCGTAGTTGTTAAAGAACAAATAAACAAAGTCATAATTTCTTCACCTGGACCACAAGGCCCAAGAGGAAGAACTATTCTAAATGGATCTGGAGATCCTGCAGCAAATTTAGGACTTACTGGAGATTTTTATTACGACACGGTATCTTCTGCTTTTCACGGACCAAAAGTTTCTGATTTAACATGGTCAGGATCTACTAAAATATTTTTAACAAATAATACATTAGCTTATTCTTGGGAGCTCGCTCAGGTCACTGGGCCAACCCTAGGTGTGTATTCTGTTGTTATTAGCCATGGGCTTGGGTATCAACCAAACGTTACAGTTAAATCAAGCGCAGGAGATATTTTAGAAACTGGAATAGATTACAATAGTAATAACCAAATAACACTGACAATGGCTCAACCATTTTCAGGGACAGCATACCTGTCATAAGGAGATAGCAAATGGCAAGAAAATTTTTAGTTAGCGTTGATCTCAACAAGAATGAGTTGCTCAATGCTAGAATCCAAAACTTAGGTTCAGCACCTTCAAATCCAGTAGTTGGACAGATTTACTACGATACATCAAATAACACAATGTATTACTATAATGGACTATCATCACCTAATGGTCCATGGATGCCAATGTCTGGCTCTACAGAAGTTATACAAGATGTAATCGGTTCATCTATTGTTGGCGGAGTTGGCTTAACAGCAACATACGGAGACCCAGCTGGAACAACAACAATTGATTTAGACGATACCGCTGTAACTGCTGGTTCATATGGATCAACAACAGCAATTCCTACATTTACAGTTGACGCTCAAGGTCGTTTAACTGCAGCAGGAACAGTTAGCGTAGCAACTAATCTTTCAGTTGCTGGAGACACTGGAACAGACACAGTCGATCTTCTTACAGACACTCTTACAGTATCTGGCGGAGAAGGAATTGATGTAGCGGTAACAAATAACACAATTACGGTATCTGCAGAAGATGCAACTTATACAAATAAGGGTGTTGCTTCATTTAATTCAACAGATTTTACAGTTACAGCAGGAGCAGTATCTCTCAATAAAGATCCAGTAATTACACTTTCAGGAGATGTAACTGGTTCTGCAACAATGACCAATTTGGGAGACGTAACAATATCAACCACAATTGAGCCAAACTCAATTGCCCTTGGAACAGATACAACTGGAGATTATGTAGCAACAATTGTTGGCACAGCCAATGAAGTTACTGTTTCTCCAAATAGCGGAGAGTCAGCAGCCGTAACAATTGGATTGCCAGATGACGTAACAATTACTAATAATTTAACAGTTGGCGGTAATTTGAATGTAACTGGAACAATTAACTCAGTAAATACTACTCAGGTAAATATTGTTGACAATAAGATTAACCTAAATACCGATTTTGCAGGAGCACCAACAGTAGATGCTGGAATCCGTGTAGAACGAGGAACATCTGCAGATGCAGAAATATTGTGGAATGAAACATCAGATCAGTGGACACTAACTAATGATGGAACAAATTATCATGAGATAACAAGAAAGTATAAGACAACTCTTAATACTTCAGCAACATCTTATACAGTAACTCACAATTTAGGAACAAAAGATGTTGTGACTGCTATATATGAAGTTGCTTCTCCATATGCACAAATTGAGGCAGATATTGAGCATACATCAGATTCAGTTGTAACTATTAGATTTGCAGTTGCACCAGCAATTGGAGAATATAGAGTAGTTGTAATAGGATAAGGATTTCAAATGGCCAAAAAGTTTAAGTCATTATTAAATCTGCTTACACTTCCAGAAGATCCTATAATTGGATCAACTGGAGATGTGTATTTTAATGTAACAAGCAAAAACATTAAGATATACAATGGTGCAGTGTGGGTTGACTTAACTCCTGGCTCTACCGATCCCGCTCCATTTTATATGCACACTCACTCTTATGATGGAAATGTACATACAGTTAATTTACAAGAAACAATTGATTTTTCTGATATTAACAATAACGCAGGAGTTGTAGAAACAAGTCCTGCTATAATAGGCATAGACGGTGGTACTCCAACATCATCGTATACAAATGCAAGTTACACGCAGTTAACATTGTTGGATGGAGGCCAAATTGGCGACTAATTATCCTACATCAAAAGATAACTTTACTAATCCTGCCGCAACTGAATCAATGGAAGGCCATGCGTCTCTGCATGGCAACGTCAATGATGCAATTGAAGCAATTGAAAACAAGCTAGGCGTAAACGGATCATCAGATGTAAATTCAATAGACTATAAGGTTTCTCAGCTAGAAACAAACTTAGCTAACCTTGATGCAGAAAACGCTTCAGAACTTTTGGGGCTAGATGGCAATAATGATTTAACTATAAACGGTATAGAGAACAAAACAACTATTGATTCGTTTTCTAAAAATGTTTACAAAACAGTTGAGTATAAAATTCAGATTGATAAGCAGGTTGGAAACTTAACTACAAGCTCAACAGTACTGATTCTAAACGATGGAGCAAATGTCTACATGTCCGAATCTAATGTTATTTCAAATACAAATGATGTTTTGGGTAATATAACTTTTGAAGAAAATAGCGGTATAATAAGTCTATGTGTTGCGCCGATATCAGGCTCCATAAGAGTAAGATATTCTAGAACAGCACTAAAAGCATAAAAAGCAGTAAAAGGGAGTCATATCAATGGCAACAGTAAATAAGAATTTTAGAGTTAAAAATGGTCTTATCGTTGAAGGTGGTTCAGCCACCGTCAATGGTTTTGATGTATTAACAAAGGCACAAGCGGACCAAGACTACATTGTTAGTATTATTGGTGGTACAGCAACCTCAGCCAATACAGCTAATACTGTTGTAAAAAGAGATGCCAACGGAAATTTTGCTGCAGGAACAATTACTGCAACATTTACGGGTAACCTTACTGGTAACGTAACTGGTGATGTAACTGGTAACGTAAGCGGTCAAGCTGGAACAGTATCAAGCCTTTCAGGACATAGTTCAGACGAGATCTCAGAAGGATCAACAAATAAATATTACACAGATGAAAGAGCTCAAGATGCTATAGGTAATTCTTTAGGTACTGGTCTTTCATACAATGATACAACAGGTGCAATATCTGTAACTGCAAATACTTATGATGCATACGGTGCAGCTTCAGCAGCACAGACTGCAGCAGCAACAGATGCTACTACAAAGGCTAACGCAGCCCAGGCAGCAGCAGAGGCCACAGCAGCAGCAGATGCTACTACAAAAGCTAACGCAGCCCAGGCAGCAGCAATTTCAGCAGCAGCAACAGCAGCAAACTCAGCATTAACCTCTGCAATTTCAACAGAAGTTTCAAACCGAAATACAGCAATTTCAACAGCGGTAGATAACCTTGTTGCAGGAGCACCAAATTTACTTAACACACTTGATGAATTAGCAGCAGCAATTGCAGACGATGCAAACTACGCAACAACTATGACATCAGCTTTGGCGACAAAGGCTCCTCTTGCTTCACCAGCACTTACTGGTGTGCCAACAGCACCTACTGCAGCAGCAAACACTGACACAACTCAGATTGCAACTACAGCATTCGCAAAAGCAGAAGCAGATGCAGCTCAAGCAGCAGCAGAAGCCACAGCAGCAGCAGATGCTACTACAAAAGCTAATGCAGCTCAGTCAGCAGCAACAACTGCAGCAGCAACAGATGCTACTACAAAAGCTAATGCAGCTCAGTCAGCAGCAACTACAGCAGCAGCAACAGATGCTACTACAAAAGCTAACGCAGCTCAGGCAGCAGCAGAGGCTACAGCAGCATCAGCACTTACTGCAGTAAAGAATGGTACTACAAAGTTTACAGCAGTAAACGTAAATGACCTGGTTTCACAACGGGCAGCCCAGGCAGTTCTTGCTTCAATAGCAACAGGCTCTTCTGTAATGTCATGGGCTAAGTCAGACTATCCAACAGCTAAATTGTGGGTAAAGTTTGCAACAGCAACACATTCACAAATTTCAGAAATTCTACTAACTACAGACTCATCAAATAACATAGCAATTACTGATTTTGCTGAGACTGGCACAAATGGTTCCCTTGGAACAATTACTGCCTCATATGTGGCGGGAAACATTGGAATAGAAGTAAATACTGTTTATGCAAATACAACAGTAACCGTAGTAGCAACACTTATTAAATAATTAAATAACAAGGTTATGGGGTTCCTTTTAAAAACCCCACCAAAACACTTAGGGGATATGTGAACTTAAATGGCAACAGAAAATAAGAATTTTAAAGTAAAGAACGGACTCAATGTAGCAGGTACTGCCACATTTGGGTCTAATGTCGTTTTAGGCGAAACACCCCTTAGATTTGATACAGCAACAAATAAGCTACAAATTCAGCTAAATGGGACATGGACCCCAATAGCTTTTAATTCAGATATACCAGATCCAGCTTCACAAATTAGCTTTATGGACATCGGATTGGCCATTGATTATAACGGAGAACCAATCTACACAGTGCAGGCAAATGGAGTTACTCCTGAAGTAACAAGCAAGTTTGTAGATGGTGGATCTCCATCTTCTACAGATGCCGATGTTTCTATGGTTTTTGACTCTGGAGTCATATCTTAAAGCAATAAATGATACAATAAGCAGTATAAATAAAATATATAAGGGGTAACAAAATGGCAACAGTAAGATTACAATTAAGAAGAGGCGAAGCAGATCAATGGGTTGCCGCCAACCCAACACTAGCACCAGGAGAAATTGGTATTGAAACAGATACTAATACATTTAAATTTGGAGATGGAAGCACCCCTTGGAATTCACTAAGCTATGCTCTCTCACAAACAGTAGACGATTATATTCTTTTAAGCACTAAAGGTGTTGCAAATGGTGTTGCGTCATTAGACTCATCAGGATTTATTCCATCAGCACAGCTACCCCCATTAGCAAAAGTTACAGTTTCTTCAGCAGCAAATCAAGCTGCACGTTTGGCTTTAACCGCAGAACCTGGCGATATTGCAATCCAGTCAGACAATGGAACAACATATGTACTTGCCTCTTCCCCTGCAAGCACAAATGGCAACTGGAGAGAAATATCCGCTACAGCAGCAATCTCAGCAGCAATTGCTACTCACGAAGCAGATACAACAAGCGTACACGGAATTGCTGACACTTCGCTTCTAGCAACTACAGCAAACGTAGCAACTGCTAAATCAGAAGCAATTTCTGCAGCCGCTACTGCAGCAGGAACCGCACTTTCAACTCACGAAGCAGATACAACAAGCGTACACGGAATTGCTGACACTTCGCTTCTAGCAACTACAGCAAACGTAGCAACTGCTAAATCAGAAGCAATTTCTGCAGCCGCTACTGCAGCAGGAACCGCACTTTCAACTCACGATGTTGACACAACAGGAGTACACGGCATTGCAGATACAGCAGAGCTTGCTACAAAAACATATGCAAATTCAGCAGTGACAACCGCAGTATCTGCCCTTACAAAATCTTCAGTTGGGCTTTCAAATGTAGATAATACTTCAGACTTATCTAAGCCAGTTTCTTCTGCCACACTTACAGCGTTAGACTTAAAAGCACCACTATCTTCACCAGCTCTTACTGGCGATGCAACTGCAGTTAATTTAACTCTTTCTGGAAATTTGACAGTAAATGGAACAACTTCAACTATTAATTCAACTACACTTACAGTTCAAGATAAAGATATTGTTTTGGGACAGACATCAAGCCCAACAGATGCCGCTGCAGATAACGGCGGAATTATATTAAAGGGAACAACTGATAAATCAATCAAATATAGCGTTGCAAAATCAGCATGGGATGTTTCAGAAAATATTAATATCCCTGCAGATAAATCTATTAAAATAAACAACATTGAAGTATTAACATTGACTACTATTTTTGGAAAAAGCCTTCCAGATGTAGTCGTTGGAACAACAGAAACTCAAAATCTTACAAATAAAACTTTGAACTCGCCAATAATTAACACACCTACTGGTATTACAAAATCAGATGTTGGACTTTCAAATGTAGACAATACAGCTGATTCTGCAAAGCCAGTTTCAACTGCTGCTCAGTCAGCTCTTGATCTAAAGGCCCCACTAGCCTCACCAACATTTACAGGAACAGTAACTCTTCCAGTCGGAACAGTTACATCTGGAATGATTGCCGACGGATCAATCATGAATGCAGATATTAATGCAGCCGCAGAAATTGCTACATCAAAGATTGCAGGCCTCGACACAGCGCTTGGGCTAAAGGCCCCGCTAGCCTCACCTACATTTACAGGAACCGTAACTCTTCCAGCTGGAACAGTTACATCTGGAATGATTGCCGACGGAGCAATTCTAGATTCAGACATTAGCGGAGCAGCAGCAATTGCAACATCTAAGATCTCAGGCCTCGACACAGCTCTTGACCTAAAGGCTCCACTAGCCTCACCAACATTTACTGGTACAGTATCTGGTATTACAAAGTCTATGGTTGGACTAGGGTCTGTTGATAACACAACAGATGCAGAAAAGCCAGTTTCAACTGCTGCTCAGTCAGCTCTTGATCTAAAGGCCCCACTAGCCTCACCAACATTTACTGGTACAGTGTCTGGTATTACAAAGGCAATGGTAGGCTTAACAAACGCTAACGACACTTCAGATTTAGCTAAACCAATTTCTACTGCTACTCAAGCAGCCTTGGATCTAAAAGCACCGCTAAATTCTCCAACATTTACTGGCACGGTTGTATTGCCTTCAACAACATCAATAGGCTTAGTTGATTTATCAGAGCTTGGATATGTAAATGGAGTTACATCATCTATTCAGACTCAGATTGATAGCAAAGCCCCTCTAGCCTCACCAACATTTACAGGTACAGTAACTCTTCCATCTGGAACAGTTACATCTGGAATGATTGCTGACGGAGCAGTTGCAACAGCAGATGTTGCAGATTTAGCAATATCAACTGGTAAAATTGCAGATGCAGCAGTTACTACTGCTAAAATTGCAGATGATTCAATTACATCAGCAAAAATTGTTTCTGGCACAATTGTTAATAGCGATATTAATGCATCAGCAGCAATTGACTGGACTAAACTTGCAATATCTTCAACAGTTGATTCAACTGAAATTGGATATGTTAATGGAGTAACTTCAGCAATTCAAACTCAGCTTACAGCAGGGGTAACAGCGCTTTCAACACACGAAGCCGATACAACAAATATTCACGGAATTGCAGACACTAGTTTGCTTGTTACAACAACTGGCACACAAACCCTAACTAATAAGACAATTACTTCTCCATCGGGATTAGTAAAAGCAGATGTCGGCCTTGCTAATGTTGATAATACAGCAGACTCAGCAAAGCCAGTTTCAACAGCACAGGCTACCGCAATTGCAACTGCAAAAGCAGAAGCAATCTCAGATGCAACATCGCAAGTAAACGCACTGCTATCTGGTGCGCCAGCAGCATTAAACACACTTGATGAGCTTGCTGCAGCACTTGGTGATGACGCAAACTTTGCGGCATCAGTAACAACTAGCCTTGGACTTAAGGTAGATTCCTTAACACCAATTTCACAAAAGACAGCATCATACACACTTTCATCATTAACTGAAAGAGATGATCTAATTGAAATGGGTTCAGCATCACCAATTACCCTTACAATTCCAACAGATGCTACACTAAATTATCCAATTGGAACATCAATTGATATTCTTCAAACTGGAGCGGGACAAGTAACAATTGCCCCAGTATCTGGAACAGTTACAGTAAATGCAACACCTGGCTTGAAGCTTCGCACAACTTGGTCATCTGCAACTCTCTTAAAGAGAGCAGCAAATACATGGGTTGTCTTTGGAGACTTGACAGCGTAATACAAATATTTAATAAGAAATGGGAGATTAAGAATGGCATCAGGCAAGAGAATAGGTAAAAAGTCCCAAGCGTCAAATGACTTCTTGGAGCCATTAGCACCAACAGGTGTTGTTGGAACAAACGTTGGAACAGGAAGAGCATTTAATGACGGTGCCGTATCTGTAGCGTTTTCTTTACCAGCCCTTTCTCCTAATGCCACTTCTTTTACAGTAACAGCAAGCACAGGACAGACAGCAAGTGGAGCAGCATCTCCCTTGACAGTAACTGGAATTGCTTCAGGAGCAACTCCAACATTTACAGTAACAGCAACTAATGCTGCAGGAACTTCTGCTGCATCTGCTGCTTCTGCTGCAGTAACCGTAACAACAGTTCCACAAGCACCAACCGTAACAGCGGTTAACGTAGGAACAGGCCGCCCATATAACAATGGTGCAGCTACTATTACAATAACAGGTGGATCAAATGGTGGTTCTGCAATTGGTGGCTTTACTGCTACATCGAGCCCAGGTTCTTTTACTGCTTCTAGCGGTTCTCCACTAACCGTAACGGGACTTGCATCAGCAACAGCTTATACTTTCAGCGTAACAGCAACAAACGCTAACGGAACTTCAACATCTACAACATCAAACTCGATTACAGCAACTACAGTTCCACAGGCACCTACAGTAACAGTAGCAGACGTAGGAACAGCACGACCATATAATAATGGTGCAGCTACTATTACAGCAACAGGCGGGGCAACTGGTGGTTCTGCAATCACATCTTACACTGCTACATCTGGCTCCTTTTCAGGGTCTGGATCTTCTCCAGTAACTGTTCAATCTCTTCTTTCAGCAACCTCTTATGCTTTTACCGTAACAGCAACAAATGCCAACGGAACTTCAGCAGCTACAACATCGTCATCAATTACAGCAACTACAGTTCCTCAAGCCCCACAATCACTCACTGCAACTGCTGGTGTTAATCAAAATACAATTAACTGGCAAATAGGAGCTTCTGGAGGATCTGCATTAACACGACATAATGTTACTGGATCAGATGGATCTTCATCTGGAGATTTAGCGGCTAATGCAACTTCTGTAGTTATTGCTGATACAGCAAATACTTCTCAAACATATTCAGCTACAGCAACTAATGCTAATGGAACTTCCTTGGCTTCAAATAATAGTGCTAATATTACTACCATAGCACCGTTCTTCCCATTCTTCCCGCCGTTCTTCCCACCGTTCTTCCCGTTCTTCCCACCGTTCTTCCCACCATTCTTCCCACCGTTCTTCCCACCGTTCTTCCCGTTCTTCCCACCATTCTTCCCACCGTTCTTCCCACCGTTCTTCCCACCGTTCTTCCCATTCTTCCCACCGTTCTTCCCACCATTCTTCCCACCGTTCTTCCCACCGTTCTTCCCGTTCTTCCCACCGTTCTTCCCACCATTCTTCCCACCGTTCTTCCCACCGTTCTTCCCGTTCTTCCCACCATTCTTCCCACCGTTCTTCCCACCGTTCTTCCCACCGTTCTTCCCATTCTTCCCACCGTTCTTCCCACCATTCTTCCCACCGTTCTTCCCACCGTTCTTCCCACCATACTTCCCATTCTTTAAGGGCCCGTCCTTCCCATTCTTCCCACTATTCGGACCGTTCTTCCCACCATCATTCGGACCGTTCTTCCCATCATTCGGACCGTTCTTCCCATCATTCGGACCGTTCTTCCCACCGTTCTTCCCATCATTCGGTGGCTGGGGCGGATACTAATCAATTGTAAATTTATGATTATAAATACTTTTCTTTTCTAGAAAAGTATGATAAGATTGCATAGTCGAAATGAGATAATATGGAATGGTACGACCTACCAAGAATTGAAAAAACAAGTTCAAGAGTTGAGTCAAAAAAAATTGACGATAATATACTTGTTGAGAACCTAGACTACGGCATAAACCTTTATAGAAATGCAATAAGTCAAGAAGACTGTCAAAGAGTAATCACTATGCTTGAAGAAGAAATATCTTTAGGCAAAAACGGAATTCAATGGCATGGCGCAAAAGTTAATGGAAAAGAAAGAACTACTCACGCTAGAAATTGCTATGATTTAAAATTTAAAAAAGATCAGCTGGGTAAATATATTTCTGACAGCGATGTTTTAAAAGAATGCTACGATATTGTTGATGTAGGTTTAAATAAATCATTAAGACATTATGAATCAGTGTGGAATTTTACCATTAACTATAAAGAAGCATTCAACTTTGTAAAGTATTTGCCAGGAGAATTCTTTAAGATACATGCTGATCATGGTCCTTATTACACATGTACAGTATCTGCAGTTGTTTATTTAAATGATGATTATGAAGGTGGAGAAATTGAATTTCCTCGCCATAATCTTACATTAAAACCAAAGGCGGGGGACATAATTTTGTTCCCCTCTAACTTTGTTTATGAGCATGCTTCTTTAAATGTATCCTCTGGAACAAAATACTCTGTAGTTGTTATGATGGACTATAATGATCTTTATCATAAAGAAGAGACTGGAGAAACTTATTAAAATATTATTTCAGCCATTTAGACCATGGCTAAATAAGTTCAGCTCATCTTTGCCCAAGCCTACACAGAGTACTATACCAGATTGGTATAAAGAAGCGGATAGGTTTGCAAAAATGCCAAACGGAGAATACTATAAGGCAACAAAAGAAATTTGTCCAGTTCCAAGAGAAGGAACATCAAATGACTATGGTAAAATTCCAACATGGAAAGCTTGTCCAGCTATACTAGATGCTTTTATGACAGGATATGTATTAAGCACTCCGTGCGATTTAGAATTTAAAAAAGACAAATATGGTAAAATAAGAGTTGACGTAAAAGATAAAAAGCATATCGGTTTTGTTTCAGAAAGAACTCCAATGGATCAGTTTCCATCTCCAATTGGGTACTACGAAGAGCATTTTGCTTGGTACCCAGAGTGGGGCATTCAGGTTCCAGAAGGATACAGCGCTTTGTTTATGACACCTATGAACAGATTTGACTTACCCTTTTTGAATACAAGCGGAGTTGTAGATACAGATAAGGTTCATCTACTAGGAACATTTCCATTTTTTATTGCAAAGGATTGGGAAGGAACAGTGCCAAAAGGCACCCCATTTTTACAAATATTACCGTTTAAAAGAGAAGACTGGGATCACGATATAGAGTTTTTAAGTGTAAACGAAATGCAAAAAAGATTAATAGACAATGCAAAATTTTATCGTCAGCCTGACGGTGGAGTTTATAAATCAAAAATTTGGAAAAAGAGAGAGTATAAATGACAACAGAAACTAAAAGCATAGCCTCTACTTGGAGCAGCAAAGAGCAGCTAGCCCCAGGTATATTTGTTTATAGAGACGTACTTAAAAAAGAACTTGATATTATCAATAGGCTTGAAAGTTCTGTTGGGCCAGTAGGAACTAAAGAAAAAAGATATACTTTCCAGCCAGCTTATGTTGGATATCAGCAATTAATGCCAGACTATAGAGATTGTGTAGATTTTAAATTTAAAAAAAGTGATATTGCTTTAGATAAAAGTGAAGATGCAATGAAGCTAAAAGAATTGTGGCAGGATGTGTATGATGTTCAATATCCAGCAGTTGTAGACTATTGCAAAGCACACAATATAATGGAGCTTAAATATTGGGAAGCTTTTAATTTTATTAAATATGGAGAAAGCCAACATTTTATGGAGCACCAAGACCACGGATATTCTTATAATTGCGTTGTGTCCTTGGTTGGTTATGTTAACGATGACTATGATGATGGAGGATTGTATTTTAGACTTCAGGGCCTAGATATTAAGCCAAGAGCTGGAGACCTTTATATTTTCCCATCTAACTTTATGTACCCTCATCAAGCAAAAGCTGTAACCAAAGGAACAAAATATTCTATAGTAACTATGCTTGACTATAGTAAAAAATTTCATACTCAAGAGATGTATGATCCAAAATGGGATAACGAAATCAATGAAAATAACAGCCTATAAAAATAAACAGACTAGGTCTAAAATAGAACAAACTAAAGTTAAAAGAGACTGGATGGATGAAACTCTAAATGCCCATGCATACAAATGTTTTCCAGTTTCTTTGGCAAATACAATTGGTTGGTCAATCTCATTTTTAGATGATATTGAGTTCAGTTGGGATGGTATTTCAGATACGACTCCAGATCATGTAAAGATAATATCGGATCCAGCACAAGTCGCTACTGGCCAAAGAGCAAATGGCACAATTAGTTTTTACTCTGGGTTTTTCTTTGAGACGGATCCAAATGTTTCAATGCTTCAAATAGTTCCTCCTAATTTTTTTGTAGATGGAGCTACTCCGTTTACAACAATTATTTCAACATCTGTTTTGACAGAAGGAATACCAATTGCATGGAAAATAACAAGACCAAATACAGTTATTAAAATTCCAGCAGGTATGCCTGTAGCAACATTTATTCCCATATCTTTGTCAGAGTATCAAAATGTAGAGCTTGAAATAAAAGATAAAGTTTTTTCAGATTTAGAGCATAAACGTAGAAATGAAAGATTAAAGGTTTGGGACGAAATTACTCAGGCAGGCGAATTTACAAATTTTTATAGGGATGCAGTAGATTACGATGGCACTCCTATGGGAAGCGGCCATCATGAGGTTAAGTCTTTAAAGTTGAAGATTACAGACCTTACTTCAGGCAATAAGAAATGATATAATAATAATATGAATCAGACAAATCAAGACGCTTCAGTCGTATACAAAACCCCTTCCTTAACCCCTTCTGGGTTTTTTGGGTCAAGCAAAGACATGATAGTTGAGATAGAAAACTTTATGACCGAGGAAGAGATAGAGTTTCTCGAATCAGCTGCCAGAAAGATTACTATTTGGGATGTAACAGAAAGCCATGTAAATGAAAATGGTACAACTGTATACGACGCTAACTACTGGAAAGATAGAGTTTGCACAAGCCCTTCTTTAGACAAAAATGACCCAGCAATTAGGCCAGTTCTTCAAGGTTTGTTTGAAAGGCTAAAGCCTATTGTTGAAGATTTTTATAAAGTTAAAGTAACTCCAACAGGCACAACAATTGTTCGCTGGCTTCCTGGCCAATTTCAAAAGCCTCATGCCGACAAAGAGCTTCACGAGCTGCCAGATATTGGAATGCCAAATGATTTTCCTTATTATGATCTTTCAAGTTTATTTTATTTAAATGATGAATACGAAGGTGGAGAATTATATTTTCCACTACAGGGAGTTCAATTTAAACCTAAAAAGGGAGCAGCTTATTTTTTCCCAGGCGATATGAATTATATCCACGGAGTAACTGAAATTAAAGGTGCTATAAGATACACTTGTCCATTTTTCTGGGAAATCTTAGAGCATACTGGAGAAAACCAACCAGATCCAAATAAAAAATATCATAGAATACTACTAGATGGAGATATAAATAAATGAGTACTTCAGAAAGATTAACGCCAGACATTTTAGTATTTAAAAACTTTTTAACAAAAGAAGAATCTAAAAAAGTTATAGATGTTTTAGAGGCGCAGGTTGCAAATGAAAAACTATCTTGGACACCTATCACTTTCTATGAATCATACTCATCAGTTTTGCCCCAAGACGGGGATGAAGAGCTAGAGCAGTTCGGCTTGCCATCAGATTTCTTTTCAGTTCTTCAAAATAGAATTATTGATGCTGTAGCTGAGGTGCATGGAAATTCTTCATCTGATATTCATAAAATTGGATTTCATGCTCAAAAGTGGGAGCCAGGAGCTTATGCTAAAGAGCATTCTGACAATACAGATTTAGAAGGAAAAACAGGCCCGTTTGAAAGAAGTAGATACGCAGCTTTCTTGTATCTAAATGATGATTTTGAAGGTGGCAATCTAATATTTAATAAACAAAACCATACACTAGTTCCAGAGACTGGCACACTTGCATCTTTTGCAGGTGGCTTTGATAATACTCATGAGGTTACAATGATAACTTCTGGCATAAGATATACACTCGGATCATTTTGGGATAATCGGTCACCAGAGTCATATCCTCAAGAAACAATAGATGCCTGGGATGCAGAAATGAAAAAGATTAGAGAAGAGCAAGAAGTAATAAAGTCGGAATGGCAAGATGCATTAAAAGAAGGATACAGAATAGATCTATACGGAAATAAATACAAAATAGAGGAGAACGACTAATGAAGCTAGAAGAAAAATTACATGAAAATGTTTACATGTACTCAGATGTAATTGAGAATCCACAAGCAATTATTGATTTGATAAATAAGCTAGATTCTGATGAAAGAGTTCACAAGGTTATTCCAAGCTGGAAAAACTGGAATTCAAGCAGCAGAGACGGTAACATCTTCGGAAAGAAAAAGGACTTTAATCTTTCTGAAGTAGAAAATTTAGATGAAGATATAAGAAAAGACGTAGACTTTATAATATCAACAATTAGAAATGCTATTAAAAATATATCAGAATCTTTTATTGTTGACAGAGGACTTAAGGGAGTTCCAAACGTATCACCATTTGTAGGTATCCAAAAATATATTGAAGGTTGTGCAATGGGCGCACACTTTGATAGACAGGCTGGAGATAACAGCTTAGAGTGGTCGATTATTATTTATTGGAATGATGACTACGAAGGCGGAGAGATATCATTCGTTATCAGACCAGAAGATCTGAGATTAGAAATGAATGGTCATCTTAGACCACCAGATGATGCGCTAGATCCAAGAACAAAAGACATGGTTACATTTACTGCAAAGCCAAAGGCTGGAAGCGCATTGATATTCCCGTCCACAGATCCATACAAGCACCAAGTTCATATCATGAAATCGGGAGAGAAGTTTATTACTCCTGGATTCATTTTTGTTGATGGGTATGTTGTTGGAGGTCCAGGAGGACCATCAGAAGAATATATCAAGGCCTATCACGAACAAAATCAGGAATGATTTAACCATTGCCAGATTATAAAATTGCAAAGTTATCTGATCAAGTTTATGAAATACAAAACTTTTTAACAAAAGAAGAACTTGATCAGGTAATGCAATTTATAAAAGCAAGGGGCGATTCAGACTGGCATGAAGAAAACATTACTTACGATTTCTGGAAAGATAAAGTTTTAAATAGCAGTTTTATAAATGAAGACCCAATGTTTATTAAGATTTATGATAGAGTCTGTAGATTGTTTACTGGTTACGTACAAGTGACTGGAATAAATTTACAAAGATACTTGATAAACGATGCCCTAGGAGAGCATACTGACGATCATGAGGGCCATAGAATTAACGATGAAAAAATTTTTTATGGTGTAGTTATTTACTATAACGATGACTATAAGGGTGGAGAACTAAATTATCCAGATCTTAAAATAATTCATAAACCAACTGCAGGGTCATTGCTTTTACATGGAGGAGAAATACTTCACGGAACGCTTCCAGTTCAAGATAATATAACTAGATATATGTCTACAATGTTTGTAAAGCATAAACTAAATGAAGTTGTGTCTTTAAATAAAGATGTTTTTGGAGAAATAAATGGAATATAAAGGAACTAGCGGTCAAGAAAGATTTGTCACCCAATTGCTCAAAAATAAAGAAAATGGTTTTTATGTAGAGCTTGGTGCTTTTGATTCTAAGCAAGGAAGCAACACATATCATTTGGAAACAGATTATAATTGGAACGGCGTATCATTTGAGATAGACAAGCAAAGACATGCTGAATTTGTTGCAAACAGAAAGAACCCATGTATCCTTGGAGATGCTACACATTTTAATTATCTGTCCTACTTTGAAGAAAACAACTTCCCAAAACAAATTGATTATTTACAAGTAGATATTGATGCTGGATACACCCAGCAGGGAAATGCTGTTGGAAATCCTTATTTAACATTGCATGGACTATTAGCAGTGCCTCTGAGCAAGTACAGATATTCTATAATAACTTTTGAACATGATGCACAAATTGAATATAACAATAAGGGCATGAGAGAAGCTCAAAGAGAAATCCTGTCCTCACTTGGCTACAAATTAGTTGTAAGACAATGGCATGAAGACTGGTGGGTAGACCCATACGCAATTGATTATCTAGAATATAGAGAACACTTTAATATGGGATGGACATAATGAGTGGTCAGCTAAAGCAAGAGCATCACGATGTAGTTAAAGATTATCTTGAAACGGTAGCCAGTAAAAAAAGTGATGCGTACATGCTTACGATTGCAAGAGACGGGGAAGAGCCAGCAAGATCAATTATATTTTTCCCTAATGCCATTGAAGCAGCAGAAGCATATAACATGTATAAGGACTGGGGATTTGCAAAGCAATATTTAACGGTTAGGCTGTATGAGCCAAATGGAAGAATTAACGAGAAGGTATTCAAGAGAAATCAAGCAGGGGATCCTACATTTTTAAGAACAAATTATATTGATATTACAGAAACCCTATTAAAGCTAAAGCCTTTAATTTCAATCGAATCATACGAAGATGCATGCATGGAAATAATGACCTCATTTGCCAAGGATAATTGGAGATTTGACCCAGAAAGATTCCTATCAAATCTGGGAATTGACAAAAAGCTAGACTCTTGATTTTAGTAGTTGTTGTAGTATAATATTAAATATGACTCCTTATAAAAGAATCCCTAGAAGACATTTTACAGATCTTCAGTTTAACCCATACTTTAAGAGTCATGCCTTTATTGAAAGAACAGATGCCGCACACGAAAAGAATAAGCAGTCTGCCTCTAAGATAATAAAGAAATTAAAAAAACTATTTTTTAGGAAATAATGTCATACTACCTTTCTACAATAAAAGATTCTCCTACGGGACTATGGAAGCTTGATGAGACTTCTGGCTCTGTTGCCTACGATATTTCTGGTTGCGGTAACAATGGATCTTATGTGGGTGGAATTGAGATATCTGGAATGCCAATAGTCTCTGGAGGTCGGCATTCAAATAAAATAGATAGCACTAAATCAATTCAGTTTGTTATTTCAAAAGATTTTTCTGGAACGACTGGTACGGGAGGATTTGGAACCCCATCAACCTACGACAACGACTTTACGCTTGAAGCATGGTTTCATCCAAAAACGTTAACATCTATAACTCCAATATTTGCAGATATAGATGGAATTGGTTTATATTGGGACAACGGCAACGTAGTTTTTAAATTAGAAAATGAAAGACTTGATTACTCTGTCCCTAATCCAAGCAGAGTGCTTCATGTTGTTGGAGTATATTCTGTAAGCTCAATGAGTTTGTATATAGATGGAGTTTTGGTTGAAAGCAAGCCCATATCTATATCTTTTACAAATCCAAGCATAACGTTATCATCTGGGCCAGCCCCAGCAGGAGAACATTTTATAATTGACTGTCCAGCAGTTTACAGATATGCTCTTTCTGGAAATTCAATATTATCGCATTACAATAATTTATTTTTAAATAATGATGAGCAGGTTTCAGTTCCAGAGCTAGGTGAGTTATTTATAGGGGCAGAAAGATATCAAGACATAGCAACAAAATATGTTTATCCTGTTCAGGTACCCTGGAGAGACCTTGTATACGATAATGCAGCATTGTCATATAGCCAAAATAATAACAGTATTTATTTAAATTCAGGATTTACTAGCGGAGAGTTTATAGAAGATCTAGTTTTAAACATTACAAATCAATATGTATCTTCAAGGATAGAGTGGGTATCTTCAAAAGGAGTTTCAGTATATGTATCAGAAACATCTGAATCTGGCCCCTGGACACCGTGTGTAAATGGATCATCTATACCAGGATTTTCTCAAGGTTCTGGATTTTCTTCAAATAAAATACTATATTTTAAATTTGTGTTTACCTCTACAAACTCAGACATTTACTTGCCAGAGCTTTACTCTTTAAAAATTTACTTCCATTCTGAAAAGAAAGTGTTTTCTCATAATGGAGGAAGCACATTGGCTACTTCGCAACCAACTATTGGAAGCACTTGGGACTTTGATGTATCAAACAATAAATATCCAATTAGAACCAGAAACTCTGATAATGGAATAAGGCCAAAATCTTCAGCATTTTTTATAAACTCAGTAGAGGATGTTAGAAACATTGAAATGATACTTACTCCAAAATCATTATCTAGTGGTAACCTTATATTTAATAAAACTGGAGAAGTAGAAACATCGTTTTCCTGGGCGGCAGGAGGGGCAATATCAAAATCTAATATTAGCAATGTATACGTAAATGGTCAGGACATTTCTTCGGCAACAAACATATCTTCTTATTTATATATAGGTGAGCCAAATTATATATTAATAAAAACAGCTTCAACAATAACTGGACCCATTTGGTTTAATGGCAAGCAGCTTTTAGGAGTAAGGTCTGGAGTCCTTGACGATAACCAGTATCAGAATATTGCACTGTACCCAGATCCATCAATTAGCCACCAAGAGCATTATGACCTTTATATAGGCAAATCTTTATCTGTTGGGCAAGGATCGTCAATGTCAATGACACAAGGGCCTGTGTCAACATACTCAAGAGACAGGGTAGTGTTCCAAACTCTGTAATTTTGTCAGGTTGAGTGACAAAAAGCTGGACTTATGTATATAAGAATGGTAAAATAATTAACTATGGACATAAAAAGAATTAATGCTCAAATGAAATCTGGGGATACCAGATTGGGTGTTTATGTCTGGGAGATGCCAGATGGCAGATGGGTTGGAGATGAAGACAACAACTTCCTATCAATAGCATCAATGATTGGTAATAAAGAAAGAATTGCTCTGCTAGCATCAGCAGTTGCTCACTATGGAATTGACGTCGGCCAGCCTAAGTTTATTGAGGGAAGCAGACAAATTGACGACGAAGAGTTTGAGTATCAAAAGCAAAGATTAAGATGGGGACTTACTCCAGATCCTTTAGATATTAGTGTACATAAAGAAGAGATGGCTAAGCTGAATGGTGGTAAAAAATGATTGAGAATGAAGACGATATGCTTATTAATAACATAGAGGTTTCTAACGTGGCGGACTGGATGAGATTTAATAATCCAACCACTCAAAAATCAGACGATCTATTTGATATAGAGGGCGAAGATATTTTAAAGCTTTCAGGACTGGGAGCTTCATTTAGAAGAAAAGTTTCTAGAGATCTGCAAAAATCTTTTGTTGGAAAAGACGGCGCAGTAAGCCAGCAGCTTCAACATCAACAAGCAGTTAGCGGGTACGCTACGTTTGATCTAATTCAACCAGAATACAACTTAGATTATCTATCAACAATTTATGAAATTTCTCCATACAACTACGCTGCTATAAATGCAAAGGTAGCAAACATAGTCGGTCTTGGATTTGATTTTATTGAATCAAAAAAGACAACGGATGCCTTAGATGAAATTAATGATGAAAAGCAATTAGAAAGAGCACGTAAGAAGCTGAATAGAATTAAGCAAGACTTGCATAAATGGCTTGAAGATTGTAACGAAGATGAAACTTTTAAAGAAACACTTATTAAGTTCTATACTGACGTAGAGGCTACTGGTAATGGCTATCTGGAGGTCGGTAGAACGACGGCTGGAAAGATTGGGTACATTGGCCACATACCCTCAAAGACAATGCGTGTGAGACGCCTTAGAGACGGTTTTATACAGCTTCTTTACGGCAAGGCTGTATTCTTCAGAAACTTTGGGGATACAGAAACAATAAACCCTATAGCAGGACAAGAAGATAGACCTAACGAAATTATTCATTTAAAAAAGTACACCCCAAAAAATAACTATTATGGAATCCCAGATATAATTGCTGCACAAAATGCAATGGCTGGAAACGAATTTGCTGGTAAATATAACTTAGATTATTTTGAAAATAAAGCGGTCCCTCGATACATTATTACAGTAAAGGGAGCAAAGCTTTCTCCAGAATCTGAAAGAAAATTGCTTGAATTTTTCCAGGTCGGATTAAAGGGAAAGAACCACAGATCTTTATATATACCACTTCCACCAGACTCCCCAGACTCAAAAACTGAATTTAAAATGGAGCCAATTGAAGCAGGGGCGCAAGAAGGCTCATTTGAAAAGTATAGGAATTCAAATAGAGATGAAATATTAATGGCTCACAGAGTACCAATTAATAAAATTGGCACCCCAGCAGGGATTAACTTGGCTGCAGCTAGAGACGCAGATAAGACATTTAAAGAGCAAGTTTGTCTTCCAGCACAGCAAAATCTAGAAAAAAAGCTAAGTAAAATAATTCAAGAAATGACTGATGCAATGGATCTAAAGTTCAATGAACTTTCTCTAACAGATGCAGATACTCAGTCTAAAATAGATGAAAGATATCTTAGATTCCAGGTAATTACTCCAAATGAAATTAGAGTAAGAATGGGAATGGTCCCACGAGAAGGTGGAGATGTCCCAGTAGACCTTGCAGCCCAGGCAGCCGAAATTAAGGCTCAGGCTACTCAAAGTAGAACTCGTGACCAAGAGAGATCAGCAAATTCCCCAGATAAATCTGGGGAGGGCAGAAATGCAAAAGGAGATGGAAGACAAGTCAACTAGTCCTACTCAACTACTTATTTGCCTTTTGATACAACAATCTCTATAATATATAACATATGATCATAGAAAAGTCACATTGGTCTTCTAATGGAAATGCTATTAATTTATCAGTTCCATTTACGAAGGTCAATAGAGAAAAAAGAACAGTCTCAGGATTCGCAACACTAGATAACCTGGATCAGACTGGTGATGTCGTTACTCAAGAAGCTAGCATGAAAGCATTTGAAAGCTTTAGAGGTAATCTAAGAGAAATGCATCAGCCACTTGCAGTAGGCAAGGTGGCATCATTTAGACCAGAAACTTTTTATGACCCTGCAACAAAAGAATTTTACAATGGTGTTTACGTTGATGCATACATTTCTAAGGGCGCTCAAGATACTTGGGAAAAGGTTCTAGACGGAACACTAACAGGATTTTCCATCGGCGGAAAGATTATTGAATCAGATAACGAAGTAAACAAATCAACAGGAGCATCAGTAAGGTTTATTAAAGACTATGCACTAGTTGAACTATCAATCGTTGATTCACCAGCAAATGAACTATGTAACATTTTATCTATTGAAAAAGTAAATGGACAAATGATTTTTAAAGGCATCGCAGCAGATGTTAAAATGGAAAATATTTTTTATTGTGCAGAAAGTGATTCTGTATTTATGTCAACAGAATCAGAATACATATCTCCAGTTACTGGTAAAAAAACAGAACTCATTGGATGGGTAGAATCAAACGACGTAAACAAAGGAAAAGAAATAGAGAAGATTCTTGATTCACGTAGATCAAGATTGCAAACATTGCCTGAAACACAAAATATAAATACGGCAATTGCAGAAGGAGGAAATGAAGTGGAAAAGCTTAATGTAACAGAAGCAACTCCAGTAGTAGAAGAAGCAGTAGCTCCAGAAGCACCTGCAGAAATTATTGAAGAAGTTGCCCCAGTAGAACAAGATTCTGCTGAAATTGTAGCTGAAGTAACTTCTGCCGAAGTTCTGGAAAAATCAGCAGAACTAACAGCTCAGGAAACACCTGACTTTGTTAAAATGCTAGGCGACCTTAAAGGTTTCTTCTCAGAGACTTTGGAAAAGGCCTCTGAGGCAAACGCTGCTCAGGTTTCAACAATCAAGGAGACAGTCGAAGCTTTTAGCAAGAATGTCGATTTGAGAATTTCAGAATTAGCAGAAAAGCACACAGAGCTCTCAACAGCAGTTGATTCAATCAAGTCCATCATGGACACAGTTGAAAAAAGAGTAGACGCAGTAGAATCAGACACTGCAATCAAGAAGTCCTCTGACCTTGGCGGGTCAGTTGGAGTAACAACAATCAAAAAATCAAAATGGAACGGCACTTTCCTCGGTTCCGTTAGCGAATTAACAAAATAAGGGTATGGTGAAAAACTAATGAGTAATGAACTATTAGCAAAAGCAGCTGAAGTCGGTACAACAGTAACAACTGGAATGACTGGTTCAGCAAACCCTACCGACGGAATTCACGTAGGTTCCGAGGGTAAGGGAGGCTTGCTCAATCCTGAGCAATCCGCAAGATTCCTCGATTACATGTTCGATGCAACAGTAATCGGTAAAGTAGCACGTACAGTTCGAATGAGAGCTGACACTACAGAGATTGATCGTATTGGCGTCGGTGAGAAGCTCATGAAGCTTGCAGCTGAAGCAGAGAACACTGGCTCAAATGCAGCTGTACAGTTCTCAAAGATTTCTCTCACAACAAAGAAGCTTCGTCTAGATTGGGAACTTTCAACTGAGTCTCTAGAAGACAATATTGAAGGTGCAGATCTAGAAGATCACATTGCAAGACTTATGGCAACACAGGCTGGTAACGACCTTGAGGACGTAGTCCTTAACGGTAATACAGCTCTAACTGGAGATGCACTTTATAAGTCATTCGACGGTGTTGTTAAGATTGCAAAGGCAAACGGCCACGTAGTAGCTGGAGCGGGTGCAGTAATTTCCCGTGACATCTTCAATAAGGCTCTTAAGGCAATGCCACGTAAGTACAAGCAGCGTCGTCCAGACCTACGCTTCCTTGCAGGCTCAAACCTAATTCAAGACTACTTGTACTCAACATCACAGAACATCCAGAACGTCAACCCACAAGATATTGCTTCAAGCATTATCCGTGGTGACCAGGGTGGTCTAGGTGGTCCAGCAGGGTATGTAGCACCATTCGCATTTGGTATTCCAATTGTTGAAGTTCCGCTACTAAAAGAAACTCAGACTGGTTCATATGCAACACCAACAGGAGAGCACGGAGACGTCCACTTGACATTCCCAAATAACGTTGTTATTGGTATCAAGCGTGATGTAACTGTTTACCGCTTCTTCTGGCCAAAGAAGGACTCAATCGAATATACAATGTATACTCGTGTTGGTACCCAAATTGAGCAGGCAGATGCATGGGTAGTCGTAAAAGACGTTAAGGTTGCTTCTTAATTTAAGAAATAACTTGCTGGAAAGGCCCCCAATTAATTTTGGGGGCTTTTCATTTTAATTTTCTAGTGCTATAATTTATATACATACCAAAGGAGTATATATGTCATTTGACACACTTAAGGTCAAGGATCTAAAGACATTAGCAGCAAACTTTGCAGTTGATGTCGATGGACTAAAAAATAAAGCAGATGTAATTGCGGCACTTGCAGAAGAGGGAGTTACTTGGTCAGTTTACCAAGGAACACTCAAGAATATTGAAAGCGCAAAAGAAGATGCAGATGAGATTCTTCCTAGACTGGATCCAAATCAAAAACTTGATGAAGATATGATTCTAGTAAAGATGGACAGACCAAATGCTAGATATGATGCCCTAGGCTTCACATTTACAAGAGATCATCCATTTGTAGCAATGAAGCCCGATGTGGCGCAAGAAATTTTTGATAAGGAGGAAGGGTTTAGACTAGCTACCCCTAGAGAAGTACAGGAGTACTACAACTAAGCCTAACAAATGGCAGAGATATATGTAAACACAAGCACACCTGCAACAACAAAGATTTATGTAAAGGGTGAGGCTGTAACACCTAGCTCTCCAGTAACTGTCAAAGTTTATGACATAACTGGCGATCCAGTTATATCTCCACCAATTAATTCAACATCAATACTTACAACTCTTACGGCGGAGCAAAGCGAAGTTGATATAGGGTCATACAAAGTTTATCTACCTATCTCGTACACAGCAAGATCAAGAAAGTTCAAGTTGGTATGGGAATGGCAATATGAAGGATCTTCTTATTCTAATACAACTATGCTTGATATTGTAACACCTTATGTAGATATACAGGAGGCTGCACAAGAAATGGGATTGGGATCAGATTCAAATGATCCAAACCATAAGACATATCAAGAGCTCAAGCTTGCTGAAAGATATGCAAGAAATATAATTGATGGGTACACTGGTCAAAAATTTTTCCTACACGATGGTTATTTTTCTTCAGTAGGAAATGATTCTGACACTATGCCTCTTACTAAAAAGGTAAATAGATTGCATACTCTTCACGCAAATGATCAGATCCTTATCGATAATTTAAATGAAGTTAACAACCTAGGCCTTACTATTGATATCACGCCAAGCGGCTTTGGATTAAAGGTAAACATAGCGTCTATTTTAGACAATGATGTTTATATATCTAACGGAATGGTCCCTCCATCAATTCACGACTCTTCTCCAGATATATTTAGAAGGTCTAAGAATTATAAAGTCTACGCTAGATTTGGTTGGGAGTATGTTCCAAATGAGGTTCGTGACGCAGCTGTAGAAATAATGAAGATGTACTTTGCAAAAGATCGTGTTTGGAAAGACAGATATGTTAAAAAGGTTTCCACAACAGATTGGGATTTTGAATATTCTTCAGAAGCATTTAGTGGAACTGGCTCCTCATATGCAGACAAGCTACTTGCAGACTATGTAATAACACAAATGGTTCTGGTGTAATGTTTGATTTAGTAGACGGCCTCATGACAATGAAGATGGACGTATATCGACAAACTGAGCAGCAGGATAAAGATACTGGTGCAATGATAAGAGAGTTTTCTTTTATAAAAACAATTGATTGCTATGCTAGAGGAGTAATTACCGAAAGCAGAAATAGGTCTAACGATAGTCAGAAGTTTTCAAATAAGTATTCAAATAACCAGTATATTGAGGCTAGAACATCTGACAGATTAACTGCAAGAGATAAAGTTAAAAACATTAGGGATGTAAATGGAAAGCCTATCTGGTATGAGTTAAACTATCCAAGCGATACAGATACAGTTTTTGATGTTGTTGGAACTACACCAATATCAGATCCATTTGGAAATGTTGTAGGATATAACTCTTCATTGCAAAGAGCGGAGAATCAGCAAATTGGCGTCTGAAATTTTAGCGATTAAGGCAGCAAGCGGATTAGTTAATTTAATGACTAATAAGCCAGTAAGTGGTGCAATAAAAGATAGTACAGTTGCACAAATATCTGCTGCATTGTTCTATAAAACAAATGTAATGGCTAAACTAGCTGCCAATCCGCAATTCCAATCAGCATTTAGAAGCGTAATCTTTGATCAACTTCAAGTTGATTTTGGAGACTATATTGATGCAAAAGCAAGAACATCTCCAAAGTCTTTTCACCATGTTTACGAATGGGGAAGAGTGGGAGATAGCGAGGCAAGACTATTTAAATTAAATAAGCTTCCTGCAGATGGACTATCATTAAAAATTAATTACGAACTAACTGACTCAAAGTCTTTTGTACCATCTGAAAACTCTAACAATAAACACGTCTTTGTAAAAAAAGCTTCTGTTATGGAAGAGGGAAAGACTGTAGTCATAAGGCCAAGATTTTCTGAAAGGCTGGTATTTGATGTAGACGGATACACAATATTTATGCCAAAAGGCGAATCCGTTACTGTTAGAAAACCAGGAGGGGCGGCAACCAAAAACGCCTTCTTTGCACAGTATAGATATTTCTTTACTGGACAGCTAGTCAATATGTCTATAAAAAAATCGGGATTCCAGAGATTATTTAATTCATCATTGTCTAGAGCGCTAGGTGTACCAGCACAAGTTAAATCAGTTAAATATAGTTTCTCACCAAATCAATTGGCAAGTGAAGCTGAGGCTGCAACATCAGCAGAATTTGCGAGGTTAGCACATGGCTAATTATAAATTAGATGCAATGTTTGAAATAAGAAAGTTCCTATGGAGCAGACTTACAGCACTTAATATATTCAATCAAGAAGACTACTACTCAGACAATCTAAATGAGACACTTGTCCCAATTGTTCCAGTCCAGCAACAGCCAGAGATGAATCAGTTCTTGAGCGGAAAGAAGCACATAGTCTACGATAAGATAGGAATGTCTTATGAGAACAACTGGATGATATGCTGCGAACAGATTCTATTAACCCTATATTCACCAGATCTCCTTGATATTGTTGAGATAAGAAACTTCCTAACTGATGAGTTTAGAAGAATGGATGAGTCTGCAAGGGATGTCAATAAATGGGCGGGGTTATCAGATAAATTCAAGTTTCATAGTATCCACATAGCAGACATATCATCTACAGCCCCATCAGAAGAAATCCAAGGATTCTATGCAGCAGATGTCATATTAGAGGTCAAATATTCAAGGATAACAAATGGCCAGGGCAGGTTTGCCTAATTTGCCTTTTATAATATAGTAGAGTAAAATTAGAACAGAGGAAAGGGCCTAGCCAGCCAAAATATATATATTAATTTCATATGAAATCAGGAGGCAATACATCATGGCATATCAAAATACAGGAGACGCCCGCAACATTCTTGTTGGAGCATCACCACTATTTTTATCAGTAGAAGATTCAACTGTAGATGGTTACGATAACAGCATGGAAGCAGGGGCAACCCCAGAAAACGCTTTTGTTGCAAACAAAAACCGTTTCGTACCAGCATTTTTGGCAGGAGAGTCTTATACTACAACATTAAACAAAGTTCTAACAACAACAGGTGCTACACAAACAGCAACACCTTCAGAATCAACACCAAAGATTGGTGGAGCTTATCGTAACGTAGGTTACACAAATAACGGTCTTCAGATCAGTTATCAGCCAACATTCGATTCAGTAACTGTAGACCAGTTGCTAGATACAGCTAAGCTTTTCAAGTCTGCTATGCAGGTTCAAATTTCAACAGAAATGGCAGAAGGCACACTAGAGAATATCCTAGCAGTATTTGGACAAAAGGGATCAACCCTAGCAAAGGGTGCTGAGATTGACGTACTAGGTTTGGAAGCAGGTGCACTAGGTGCAGCTCCAACAGAGCGTCAGCTAATTGCAGTTGGACAGGCTCCAACAAGAGATGATTCAGGTGCTAATATCACATCAGAGCGTGTATACTATGCACGTCGTGTTTTGTCTGTTGAGCAGTCACAGTTCTCTTTGGCTCGTACAGCAGCAACAACATTCCCAGTGACATTCCGTCTTCTCCCATCAGGTGAAGCAAGTCACACTGGTTCAGAGTACGGTAAAATTATTGACCGTGTTCTATCAGCTTAATTATATTAATAATTAATATCAAAGCCCCCAAGAAATTGGGGGCTTTGCTGTTGTACCCTTACAATGGTTATGCTATAATAATTTAGACGATCCTTAAGGAGGATACAATGGCAACAACAGTATATGACGTAGAAGAGATTGAACTACAAAGCGGAGCTAAAGTAAAGCTCAAGCCATTATCAATCAAGCAACTACGAAAGTTTATGGAAGTAATTAAGAAAGTTCAAGATGCAGAAGATGAAGCTGCAACACTTGGTATTTTGGTAGAAGCATGCGGAGTTGCAATAGAAACTCAGCTACCAGATCTAGTTGCAGACCTAGACAAGCTAGAAGAAGCATTAGACGTTCCAACAATTAACCGCATCCTTGAAGTTTGCGGAGGAATTAAGATGGACGACCCAAACCTGATAGCGGCAGCAGTACTGGCTGGTCAGAACTAGATTTAGCCGCTTTAGAAGGCCAAGTTTTTCTTCTGGGACACTGGAAGAATTATGAAGAGCTAGAAGAAAATTTATCGATGCCAGAGTTGGTTCAAACCATAACAGCGATAAACCTAAAAGAGCACAACCAAAGAAAGTTTGCAGCATCACTAAAAGGAATACAATTAGATGATGATGTAGAAGAAGAAAAAAAAGGTTCTACCTTTGAAGATATCCAAAGAAGAGCACTTGGTATAACGGCATCAGCAGATGATGTTGTTGGATTACAAGGGCCATTCGCAGCACAAGCTGGATTTGGAATTGGCGCAGGGTTAGGATATTCTAGGAGTAATTAATGGCTGACGAACAAATTGTAACCAGTATAGTCGCCAAAGCCGACTTGTCTAGCCTTGTGTCTGAAGTACACAGGGCTAGTGCTAGTCTCCAGCAACTACAAAGAGAACTCCTTGCATCAAACAAAGCAATATCTTCTTCAACAAAATTAGCAAATAATCTATTCAGAGATACCTTAACTGGAAGCGGACAGTTCTCCAGCCACTTTGTAAACCTTAATTCTGATGTAGATAAATTTGGTAAAAACTTAGATGCTGGTAGACTAAAGCTTAAGAACTATTTCCAAACATTTAGAGAGCACTCTACAACTCAAAAGGGTATGATCAGGGAGCTTGCCAAAGAACAGGTAATGCTTCAAAATTCAGTACTGCAACCTCTGGGCAGAAATGCTCAAGGTTTAATGCAATACAATGTAATGATTCCTAGAGGATTAGATGCAATAGCAAATAGCGGAAAATTAGCTCGCATGGAAATGCAGATTATGAATCGTGCATTATCTGAAGGAGCAGGGTCTTTAATTAACTGGGGTAAAAATACTCAGTGGGCAGGTAGACAGCTTACCGTAGGACTTACCGTTCCTCTTACTATGTTTGGAGCGGCAGCTGGAAAAGCATTTAGAGAAGCAGACGCAGAGCTTGTAAGATTAACAAAAGTTTATGGCGGTCTTGCAGCTACATCCGCTTCAGATTTAAGAGCAATTAGAGAAGAAGTTGTTGAAACAGCAAAGGTTTTATCTAAGACAATGGGTGCATCTTTTAAAGAAACTATTGCGCTAGGTGCTGATATTGCGGCAACAGGACAAACTGGTGACGAGCTTCTTGGATCAATTGCAGAAACAACAAGACTAGCAATACTCGGTGAAGTTGATAGACAAGATGCAATGAAAGCAACTCTATCAATTCAAACAGCTTTTAAGCAAAATACAGAACAGCTAACAGAATCAATTAACTTTCTTAACGCAGTTGAAAACCAAACATCAACAACTCTTAACGATTTAGTAGAAGCTATTCCAAAAGCTGGTCCAGTAATTCAGCAATTAGGTGGTGACGTTAAAGATTTAGCTCTTTATCTAACCGCAATGAGAGAAGGTGGAATCAGCGCATCAGAAGGTGCTAACGCTTTAAAGTCTGGTCTAGCATCTCTTATTAATCCAACAAAGCAAACCGTTGGAATGATGTCAGAATTTGGCATAGATGTAATGGGTATGGTTTCTAAAAATACAGGAGACACAACTGGTCTTCTTATGGATTTACAAAAAGCATTAGATTCACTTGATCCACTAAGTAAAGCAAGAGCGATGGAGCAGATGTTTGGTAAGTTCCAGTTTGCAAGAATGAGCGCATTGCTTAATAACTTAGGCAAGCAAGGTAGCCAGACGCTTCAGGTTTTAGATCTAATGAAAGCAAGTACTGCAGACCTAGCAGATGTTGCTAGCCGAGAATTAAAAATGGTTACAGAGTCCGCATCTGGTAAATACAAGAGGGCTATAGAAGGCCTTAAGGCAGAGCTTGCAGATGTCGGAGAAGAGTTTCTTGGAGTTGCTACCAAGCTTATAAGCGCAGCCACAAAGATTTTGGATTTCTTTACTAAGTTGCCTGACCCAATTAAAAAGGGATTAACATTTTTAGCTGGATTTACAGCACTGGTTGGTCCTCTTATTATGTTAACTGGTGTGCTTGCAAACTTCTTTGGATATATAACTAAGGGAGTTGTTCAACTAAGAGCATTCTTTATGAAGGCCAATGGCTGGAAGATGCTTACTCCAGAAATTATTGCTGCTGAAAAAGCAGCACTTATGGTTGAAAATGCATTTTATTCAGATGCAGCAGCAGCTCAAGTTCTTCACAATGCGTTACAAAAGCTTGTTTTAGATTATCAAAGTCTACAAGCGGCATCAATGAAAAATGCAGTTCCAGTAAATGGAGGAGTTAGCACTGTTGCTGGTAACCCAGTGATGGTTGGCGGAAGAAGAGTTGTAGACCCTAACGATCCATATGTTGGAGATCCTAACACTAGAGCAATGTCTCATATTAGACCAAGAGATCTAAATAATCCTGCAACTATATTTGGCGGAGTCCCAGGAGCTATCCCAGTTAATAGAGGTATATCAAGAACTCCTCAAATTTATATGCATGATAGACTTCCAAATGTTGAAGGCCTAACAAGCGTTAAGGGAATATCTACAGGAATTGTTGCGCCAGAGGCTGCCAAGTTCCATGCGCTAATGGCAACACTTGGAATGCAAACAGAACAAGAAGTTGCAGTGCTTAAGAAAACAATTGCAATGGGTGGAACTGTAAGCAGAGAACTTTTGGATACATTTGATGACATCCTTCCAATAACTCAAAGATTTGCAGATAGCGCAGCAACTCAATCTGCATTAATTGTTCAGCAAATGAGAAATGCAGAAATAACAGTTGATCAGGCTAAGGCAAGAATACTTGCACTTAATGCACAGATAGAAGCAGACATGGGTTCTGCAGTAACAGCATATGCTGCTGGTCGAGGAAGAAGAATTGATTTAACAAGAGCCCCAATGATGGATCAACCAGTTGTTGATGCTAATGGACAATTTACACTTAGAGATTTATACAAGAAAAAAACAAACGCTTCCGTTATGGAAGAGTTTGGAAGAGTTCGTGGCGTAAGAACATTTGGAGCACCATATAGTATTCAAACAACAAGAATGCCTAAGTTTAATACTGGTGGAGACATTGAATCGTTTGGACCAAACAAGACTATGGTTTCTGGACCTTCTTCAATTAATTACGACGACAGACTTGGAAGCGTTCCTCTGGGTGGATATGTTTTGAACCAGCAAGCTGCAATGGATCCAGCAAATGCCGCATTAGTTGCAATGGCTCCAAGCACATATTTAAATGACGGTGGAAATATTACAGCAGCTCTTACTCCACGGGAAGTAGTTTTTGGTCCTCAAATTCAAAGAATGCCTGAGCTTTATGCAGCAGTTGATGCCGCAAATAGCGGATACAATTTTGGTGGGCAGATCATGAGTGGCACATATGGGTATGGAAGAGAAAGCACTCTATCAATATGGGCAAGATTAGTTAACTCTAAGGATTATCCAAAAGTAATTAGAGCAGCAACAGTTGCTTCTGATGCTGCAATCCTTTCACAACTTACTGGAATGGATATTAAAGATGCCACAAAGAGAGTTTCTGCAGATTATGATTCAGCAATAGAGCATGCTAAAAAAGCAGCAGCCAAAAATGGGACAAGAAAAACAGAAGAGTTTGTAAAGGCAAGAACAGCTCAGCTTATTAGATTGAGCAAAGAGTTCCCAGGTGCAAATTTAATTCTAGATAAATATTCAGATAAAAATAAGTACGATCAAAATGCAAAAGCAGCTCGTATGAAAGCTATAGCTCCTCAGACATATGCAGGAACAATGAGATCTGTGATTGATGATTTAGTAAAAGAAGGAGTTTTAACTCAAGCTCAAGCAAAGAAAGTCTTTGGAATTTTAGGCCAAACATCAGATTTTTACGATCCAATTTCTAAATCTCATACTATGACTGCAAAAAGATCTGCTTCAATATTTAAGCCAGGAGAGTTGCAAGCCCTGCTTGTTGAACAAGGAATGTCAAGAGCAGAAGCAGAAAAATATGCTGGTGTTACTGGAGTCAGATCAAATAATTTTGTTGGTCAATCTACTGGACTTTCAAGATCATTTAACACAATGGGCAACTGGTTACAGCAAAGTACAGATGGTGTTTTTCTAGATGAAGTTTCACCATTTAAAGACGAAGCAAAAAGCAACTTTATAGCAGGGATTAAAAAACTTAAAGCTAAGTTGGGAATTACAGGCCCTACAACAATGAAGGAAATCATTAGACAGCTTACCTTGTCGAGAATAAAATCTGGAGTGGGCTATAACTCTAAAATGGTCACAACACTTGGTGGAAGGTTGGCGGGTAGAGGAATTTCTTTTGCAAAACCAGCACTAGGTCCACTTGCTGGAGCATTTAACAAGGGCGGAATGATTCCAGGTGGTCATATATCAAGAAGCAGAAAAAATTATGGATTTGTATCACCAGCTCTAAGACTATTAGCACCAGCACAACAACTTAAGATTTTGCAGCAAGCTCGTGAAATGTCAGCTGTAACGCCTGCTGGATATATTCCAGCATCGTATAGTCATTTGCTAACACCAAGCACAGGAAGAAGTTTCCCAGTTCCTGGAGTTGCTGGGGTTTATCAAAACGAAGAAAAGAAAAAGGTGTTCTTTAAAGCGGTTCCAAATGAACCTAGCTTAACAGCAGAAATGCGTGGAACAGAAATTGGAAGAATCCTAGGTCTCGTAACTCCAGTTCAAGTTGCAAAATCAATTCGCAATCCACTGGACCCAACTGGCAAGTCTAGATTCCTTGGAGCAGAGTCAGATTACGATGAAGGCTTCATTAATCCAAATACATCAGTGCCTGGAAAGTTTAGTCAAGATGAAGTTCTGGATCAATTTATTGCTTCTATGATTCTTGCAAATAAAGATTTGTCTAGATCAAATGTTCACGGAAGAAGATTGTCAGATGTTGGTAATGGTGGAGTCCTAGCTAAAGCATCTATGAATGATGATTTTGCAAAAACTATGCCTTCTATGGAAGAGATGGCGCTGGCAAACTTGTTGCAAGTCAAGGGTGGATCTAGAAAAGATTTTGCTCGTGATACCGCTCCTATTATTGCAAAGATGACTGCAAAAGAATATGGCGATAAGATTAAAGAAAAGATGGAAGCCGCATATCCAGAATTAAAGAGATACATCAAGTCTCTTCCTAAAAAAGATAGAAAGCCTTATGATGCATTGCTTAAGAGATTTGAAGAAGGAATGGATGTTGATTGGTCTAAGTATCATGCAATGCACGTTAATCCAAAATATCTTAATGCTGGAGGACCAGTTGGTGGAGGCCCTGTTCAAAGAAGTAGATATGCTTATGGACGTAAAAAAGATGGATCTAGAGTATCAGGAAATCCAGCAAAAAGAGCTCAGCAGGAAAGATTAAAGGCTGAGCGATCAGTAACACCTGTATCTAGATCTGGATACACATCTTCGGGCAATCCTCAAATGCAAGTACAACAAATTCCTTATGTTGGCGGAGCTGGAGTTTTTGGAAACGCATTTGGTGCATCGCAAACTGGACAATCTCAGCAGGCTATAAACACTTTGAGACTTTCACAAATTGGTCAGCTTCCAGCAGGAATAACTAGATCTTTTAAATCTTTAACTGACTCAATTAAATTAGGCACAGTAGGATTAAGATACGGAATTATGAATTCAGGAAAATATCTGAGTTCAGCTTATGCAGATTATGCAAAAGAACGAATAAGCTCTGCAAGAACAACTACAAGAACTATTAGAGAAGGTATTTTAAGAGAGCAGTCCAAGAGGCTGTCTGCAGCATATCCAGGACAAATGATGCCGATGTACATGTCTGGACCAGGGGCTGGTGTTGGAAGCCTTGGAGCAGTTGGCGCTTGGAAAGACTCTGGAGAAGATGGAGTCAAGAGTCGTAAAGTAGGAACTTATGGCTATAGACGCCGAGAATTTATGGATGCAGATGGCAAGATCTATAACACAAAGGCTGCTAAAGCCGCAGGAATTGACACTAGAGTAAGAGGCGGAATGGGCATGGGTGCCCAAATGGGAATTGGAATGGGTGGCTCAATGGCCGCTATGTCAATGATGCAACAGGAAAAAGTTTTGGGCATGAGCGGAATGACAGCTGGATTAGCCGTTATGGGTGCCTCTACAATACTGCCCATGTTGCCATGGAAAACAATGGCAAGTTCAGTAAAATCAACTACAGCTTCTATAGTGGCATCAGTTAAAGCTTTTAAGAATGTTAAAGATGCAATTTCTAAAACAGGCGCAGCCGCAGCTGATTTTGTTAAAAAGTTTAAAGCACTCGGCGCAGTTTTATCAGTTGTTTTGGTAGGACTTGATATTTGGAAGAAGTATAGCAATGCTCAACAAGATGCTGCAATGGCTCTATCCATTACCGCAAAAGGTGCTGAACAAGCTGGAATAAAATATTTCAATCTTAATCAGTACTTAACAGACTATATTGAAAAGCAGAAATTAGCAAACGCAGCAGCACAAGGATCGAAAAGCAACTCAATAGGAATGCCTGGCATACCTCAGTCCATAGACGAAATGAAAAAGGCAAAAGAAGATGGCAAGGTCCTTAAAGAGTTAATTGAATCTATTAATAGAACTTCAAGCACAGGTGAACTTCAAAGATTAATAAATAATCAAAAAGCACAATATGTTGCAGGAGGCTTAAGTATAGAGCAAGCAAACTCCATGATATATGGAGCAATTGCTAATAGCGAAAAGGCTTCACAGGCTTACAAGTTGTTGGCAGATCAAGGCTTTGGCGCAATTCAAGATAAATCAACTGCAGCAGAATATGCTGTTAGCAATTTAGTAAACACATTAAATAACAATAAGTCAGTATGGCAGATATTTAATACTAAAGATGTAAGCTTGTGGAACCCAATGTCTCCATATAACGCTATAACAGATACTTTTGCAGATGCTAACGCACAAAAGAAAGCTGTTATCTCTGGTTTTGAAAGCATGATTGGCATAGTTAACGCAGGCACTCAAGCGCTCATTGGAACAAAAAATGCTCAAGGAGATCTTATTGATGAGCATGAAGCATATCAAACAATATTGGCCAGCACAGAAAAGAATATACCTGAATTTAATATTCCAATTGGCAAAGATACGTATGATACTTTGGTAGAGATGAGCCCAAAGCTAGCAGAAATTACAAATAAGTTTGATACATTAAAATCAATTATAGCAAAAACTAAACTGTTTACTTCTGGAATTAATATTGATCTAAAGGCTATCGATGCTAATTTAGCTATAAAGCTAGCTGGATTTACTGCAGCAATTGGATCAGGTATTTCTGAATTAACTAAAGCTGGTGATGAAAATAATACATATGGGTCAACTGGCAAGGTATTAAAGAGACTGCAAGAATCAATTTTAGCTACTTCAGCAGCTTCACAAAAAGCAGCAGCAGTTTCTCAAAGAAACATTCAGGAAGAAATAAAATTAATTGCTAAAAAAATTAGCCTTATTGAAGATGAAAAAAATAAAAAGCTAGAATCTTTAAGAGCAACTCAAGACGCATCTAACTATGCATTAGAATTGCAAAAACTTCAAATAGAATATGCGGACGCTGTTGCTCGTGGAGATGTTTCTGGCGCAGCCAGAGCAAGAATAAGCATTGACCAGCTTACATCTAATAGACAGGCAGACTTAGCTGAAAAAGCAATACAAGATGAAGCAGCTAGACTAAAAGCTATTGAGCAAAAGAAAATAGATGCAAAACAAGCTGCAGCTGATAAAAAAGCAATTGCTTTCCAGGACA